GTGGTAAAGCCATCTTTGCGTAAAAAGATGGCGTATGAGGCAGTCACACAAAAGGCTGTTAGCATACGTTTTGCCTGTGATGCTTTTCAAATCAGCGAAACATGTTATCGTTATCAGCACCAAAGTGAAGATGGCAATTCATTGATTGCCGATTGGCTTATCAAGCTCACCAATGAACATAAAGATTGGGGGTTTGGTTTGTGCTTTGCCTATATTCGTAATGTAAAAGGCTTTCAATTCAATCACAAACGCGTTTATCGCATTTACTGTGAATTGGCATTGAATCTGAGAATTAAACCTAAACGCCGCATTAAGCGTCCTGTACCAGAAGTCTTAAAAGAGCCTGAGCATACCAATGACATTTGGTCTTTGGATTTCATGTATGACCAAATGAGCGATGGCCAAAGCTATCGATTGTTGAATGTGATTGATGATTACAACGTGAAGGTTTGGCAATGGAAGCGGATTTATCCTTACCTGCCAGCCGTGTGATTCGGACTTTGAATCAAATCTTGGAATATAGATTGCCACCCAATACCATACGTTGTGACAATGGTCCAGAATTTACCAGTCATGAATTTCAAAATTGGGCCGTACAAAAAGGCATCAGGATTGAATACATCCAACCTGGTAAACCGTAACAAAACGCTTATATTGAGCGTTACAACCGCACTGTAAGGTATGGATTGTTGAATCAATATTTGTTTAACAACTTAAATGATATTCAGGATTATGCCACCCGTTGGTTGTGGTTCTATAATCATGAAAGGCCTCATCAAGCCAACGGTGGTAAGCCGCCATTGATGAACATTTGATTCTACTGATTCTGTCCATTAAAAATGGGAGGATTACCCTGTGTTTCAAGTGATATTGAATCAGAAAATATGAGAAGTAGAGACAAGAAAAGCCCCGAATAATCGGGGCTTTATTAGTTTTTGGGTGTGATATGAAGCGTTATGAAATAACTTTCAATCACTCCCACTCAATTATTGATATGTTTGAAAGAGGGTTGATTTTATTGATTAAAACGAGTTTTTGATTTTATTTTACCGACTAACTTACCGTCTATTGATTTTGCTGCTTGAGATTTTCGAGATATTTGTGGATTGATGACTGGTGCCAGCGGATGCTATTCGTGCTTGTTTTGACAGGATTAGGAAAATCACCGTTGCGGCGCAAGCGCCAAAGGGTAGTGTCTGACATTTTGGTCAATTGTAACACTTCTTTTTTTGTGAGTAATGGGTCAATGTTCATTTTCTCATTCCATAAAAAATGGCCTGTAACTTACAGGCCGTTTGGGTCTAAAATCATAATTCTTTTTGCTTGGCTTTCGTGCAAATGTTTTTTTCAAAAAATACCCACCAATTCGGTGGGTTATTTGCGTTTACGTTGGTTGCGATAGTTTGCTTTGTTTAATCGCTGATAGTATGTGTTTTGATGCTTGAAACGCTTAGGTGTGATGTAGTGCTGATTTGCACCCATGTTTGCGCCTGCTAATACTGCAAGCGCCAAGGCAATGAATGTTCTCTTGCTCATATTTTCTCCAAAAAATACCGCATAAGCGGCCTGTATGTTGGTACCCTCATTCGCGAGGGTGGCATCAGTCTTGCGGTGGGGTAGGCAGTGGCATCCAGTGGGTTACTCGTTCATTAAATGAAGACGAAAACCTGCAACCTGCTATGCAATAAGAGACACTCTGATATACATCTTGCGAGCTAATATCCATCACACTTACAAGATAGTAACCGCTTTGCTCAGGCATCCGCTCGCTGCATGGAATCCATGCGCTGACTGATTCAGTCAATACTGGCGGTTCAACATAAACCTCAAATCACGGTCAACTTCATCACATTCAGCCTGTGTTGGCTTGCGGCGTTCGCAAGTTGAATAGCCTCGTACTTCGCCATAAAATCCACTTTCAAGACCATCTACATAATGTTCAGCGCTACCCCCTGAATCGGCAAAGTAATCATAAAATTCTTCACAATTACCGATGTGGTGCTGCTTGGCTTCTTCTAACGTATCGAAAAATGCACATCATTGCAATAAGCATCGTATGAAAATATTTTTTCATTTAACTTCCTTGTACTGTTCAAAATAGAAAACCGCCCAAACACTCAACCAATTCATGAATCAGCAAAGACAAGTTTTGAGTCATGATGATTTGGGTGGCCGTCATCAGGTTTTCTAAATCATCACCTTCATTGGCGGCTTCTTCTTGCAACATGTCCAAGTATTGAATGCGGCTGAGGCTTAAATCATCATTTAAAACAAAGCGGATTTGTTCGTTCCAAACCAAGCCCAATTGGGTACAAATTTTGCCAGATTCCAAATGGTGACGTATTTCTTCTGCAGTCAAATCTTGGCGCTTGGCTTTGATAATGGCAGCTTTCTCACCGACGCTGACCAATTCACAGTCGCTATCGAGCTCAAAATTGCCCACAGCTTCGCCAGCCAATAGCCAATTGGTCATGATTTGGCTAGGTGCGTGGGCTGTTTTAGGTAATACAGCAGCCAAGCCGCCTAAAGCTTGGCGTAATTCGGTGATGAGGTTTTCAGCCTTGTTGGAATTGGCAGAATCGACCAAAATCAAACCATCAATGAAGTAAGCACATTGGTGGGTGGACTTTACAAACGCTTTGGCCAATAAGCTATCTGTGATTTGTTCTTTCAACTCCAAACGCTCTTTGCGTCCGATTTTTCGCTCTTCACTTTGTTGAGTTTCAATCACTTTTGCATTTAAAGCATCACGAATGACCGAAGCGGGTAGAATTTTAGTGTCCGTACGCAAGCAAATTTTGCGACTTTGAGCAGCATCAAAAACCAAGCTGTCACTGAATGGCATGGCTTGGTGAAAGCCTGAGCTTGACCAACTTAAGCTTGGGCAAGGTTTAAAAACTGCATTAGCCAAAGTTTCGGAATCAATGCAGATGGGGTTTGGTAATACAAAAATGGATAATTGTTTGATCCACATATAAGCGTCCTGTAAAAAAAGAAAACGAAAGCCAAGTGATGACTTTCGTTCTTGAAAATGGATGGTGACAAGCTGGCGATTTTCTTATGCGTTTCAAATACCATGTTTTTGAGGTATTTGAGATGTAATTACTTGCAGATATTTTTGGCATGCATCCTTAACTTTGGATTCGCTCCAATCAGGCATGTAGCCTGAGATATTGCCCAATAAGATTTCTTCCAAAGACTGCTCATGCTCAAGGCATTCAGTCAAAATAAACTTCATTGACCTGTCAAGTGTTCCAAAGATTTCTCTGTACTGTCCTTTGTGAACTGGCTTTTTGTGGCTTGGCGAGTAATGACAACCGTTTTGATTTGTAAAAGAGCAGCCCCAATCAATCCCAAATTTCTCAGCTTTCGATTCGCTATATTTTGGAAACAATCCAAAATGGCGCGCCATCATAAGCGATTTGTGAGCAAAATCAGGACTAAGAGCGGCAGCATAGTCATTAAAGGATGGGTGTTTTTCCCCTTTTCTAGCCGCCGCCAGAAGGCTTCGCAAAAACACTCGCATAACATTTGCGATTGCATCATTTATTTCTTTACAATTGGTCTGTTTGGGTGTGATTTTCTGAGCTGCATCAGGCATTGCTCGTTCAATCTTATTTAAAATTGATTCCATCTTGACTCTTTCAGGCTATGCGTTATTTGGCATACTGGTTGATAAAATCGCCTCTTGTCGAAATTGGCGGGCGGTCTCTACAAACTCAAGCAGCTCAGGTGTTGCATCAGGGATTGTTTTAAAATCAAGCAGCGCACCTTGGATGCCCACATCCCAAGTTTCGGCAATATCAAGTGACTCAGGCTTATCTTCTTGTAGCATGCGACACAAGCCGTAAATGGCTGCATTAAAGAGCCATGTGAGAGTATCTTCCCTGATACTAAAGTGATGTAGTACATGAATATCTGTTACGCCATCAGCAGCTTTGTGGACGCTTGATGGGATGTATTTGTACTTGGCTTTTTTTGCCTTTTTCATGTCATCCGATTCCTTGACTTTCGTTATTGGGGATTGGTAATGAAAAATTTCGTTCTCATTAAGCCGCTTTTTCAACCGCTCGCAACAGTTCTTTCAAGTCGTCCACGGTCAAAGTCAATGTTCGGCTGCACGCACGTCGCTCCAAGAAGATTTTGACGTAACCTTTTTTGGCCTCATAGCCGCGTGTGGGGTTTGGCGTGTATGGCTTTGACCGCAATGCAGCCTTGGCGGTGATGGCAGAGGGTGGTGTATCCATTTCAGCGGCCACGGCAGGCTCATCTATTTTTGGCTCAACCACAGGTACAGGCTCAACCATAGGGGCAAGCTCAAACACAGGCGCCGCCGCAACCGACTCATCGGGTGCAGCTCGCTTGGCTTGGCGGCCTCGTTTGGGCTTGCCTGTTTGTGCGGTGACAGGAGGCTGATTTGGGGATTGCTTTTGTGGGGCCTTGGCAGGTGCTGGCTCTGCTGTAAGTGTTTTGTCGGCAATGAAAAAACCGAACAATTTAAGCCAGCATCAAATTCTCGGGTGATGGCGCCAATGTGTTCCAAAGCCTCTAATGCATCCATAGTGGCTTTGCGTGACTGTTTTAAGCATTCATGCAATTGATCGGCAGTACTGGCGCCTGTAAGTTCTAAAACATTGAGAATTTGACGATTGAGTTTTTCGTTCATAATTTTCCAAATCTTGAAGGTATTGGTCACGATGGACAATGGATGCAAGACGCAAGCGGTTTTCAGGGGTGCTGATGTCGCAATCAAGCTCATGTACCAATTCAATGGCCACACAAACTAGAGCAGGCAAGGGCGGCAAAGGTGGTGGTAATGGCTCACCTGCTTCATAAGCATCACCAATGTCTTTGGGTAAGCCAATCGCACCCCAAAACTCAGCCACACTTAAACCAAGCTTGCGTCGCATCATCACCAACTCAAGGTTGGTGTAATCTTTGCTGGTGAATGTGAGGTTCATGCGATTCCTTTTGCCGCTTTGGCCAATGCCTTACAAGCCTTGGTAGTAGAAATGTCCAATTGACACTCATGCACCAATTCAATCAATTTGGTGACAGGCTTAGGCATCTTGCGGCCTGATTCGTAACGAGAGCCACCTGATTGGGTGACGCCGACCTCAGCCCAAAATTGTTGCTGATTCAGTCGCAAACGTTTGCGCAATTCAATCAACTGCGCTCCAGTGTATTGTTTGGTTTTTAGCATTCTTTTCTCCAAAATAAAAAGCCGCATCGGTATGCGGCTGGTGTCGTTAGTTAAGAAATGGCAATTGTTTTTGTGAAATGGGAACGGGTTTTGACGGTTGATGTTGATGAAGAAAATTAGCCGAAATTGCAGATAAAACAGTTACTATCGTTGCAATTTTTTGTGCTTTTATATCGCCGGAATTAACCTGTGCGATTAAAACATTAGGGGTAATTGGATCATCGAACAAACCCAAAACTTGCTTGGAAAACTCACAAATTCCTGTTCAGGCATTTCAGACAGTTGTATGGCCACATGGCGCATGTCAGCAATGAGATTGGTGTATTTAGATGCCATGGCTTTGATTCCTTGGGTTGAGGGCTGCTAGAAGGTCAATCAATGGGTCATTACTCATAAGTGGGCTAATCCATACTTCATGATAAAACCGCTGTTGGCGTTGTTTTGCACATGCTTTACACATGCCTTTTTGATTTGCCCTGATTAATGAACGTGAAAACTGAGATGGTGATTTTGCTGTTTGGCATTTGGTGCAAAAAATTTGCGTATCTGTAGCGCTCATTCTGACCACTCAATGGCCAAATAAGGTACATCACCTTTGCCGATATCATTGAAATAGCTTTTGAAAACAGCCAAAATTTCAGCAGGGATAGGCTCCTCAGGATGGAAGCCATGTTTTGTGCACACTGTACGCAAATGGGAAACCCATGCGCCTGCCATGGCTTTGCGTTGATCTAAGGTAAAGCCACTGCGTTGCGGTTGTGGCGGGCTTGGCTCTGCTACAACAGGCTGAGCAGCTTCTTTCAATGCTTCTTGGGCAGCCACACCATAAGTATTACCAATGTCAGCCCCGCTTTTAAAAGCGTCCTGTACGACTTCTTTCATAGCCTCGGCTTTGGCTTCGGCTTTTTTAGCAGCTTCAATAGCGGCTTGTGCTTCCGCGTCTTTGCGCTCTTGCATTCGGGCAATGGCAATTATGTCAGGCAGGCGTTTCTCTGCATCTTGGTATGCGGCCAAAATTTTAGGTTCGGTCTTGAATTGGGGCGGGACTATATTTGGCAATGCATCCAAGCGCTGCTGTAATTCGGCACTTGATGTGTAGGTTTGATTGATAGGGTCATAACCAACACTGGTTAACGCTTTAAGCTTTTCCAGCAAGGCTTCGGCTTCTTTATCCTGCTTTTTCTTGTGTTCTTCGGCCAAAGTGACAGGCTTGCGTACTCGATCGCGTACCACATCAATAGCCGCTTGCGCTTCTTTGCTGCTGGCAATTAATGCTTTTTTGGTTTGCGTTGGCAATTCCATGGCCACATCAATGGCTTTTTTCATCTCGGCTTCAATTGTGGCAACTGTTGTCTTGGCCTTGGTGACATTAACGGCCAATGTTTTGAGCACGGCCAAGCCTTTCTTGGTGCTTGCATCGGTATTTTGGAAAATTGCTTCGGCTTCATCGTCAATTTGCTGGTACAAATTGGTGATAGATTCGCCGCCATCAATCAATGCCATTTGCACTTGGCGTTTGGTCCAGTAAATCGGTTTGCCAATTTCATGCAAATTTAATTCAATGTTTTCGGTGCTTTCTGCCGCATCAATCACGCCAATTTGGTTTAAAAATGCCAAGCTGTTGGCAGGAATGGCGGCTAAGGGGGCGATTGCGGTGGCTTCTTGTGACTCTTGCGGCATCACGGCAGTGTTCATGGTTTTGCTCCAAGTAAAAAGCCACCGCAGTGGGTGGCTTGGGTTAAAGGTTAAAGGCCTGTGCCTGCGAATAAATCTTCATCTTCATCAGGATTGACAGGGTATTGATTGGGCTCGGATAAAGGTCCAGTGTTGTATAAAACCTCGCCTGTCTGCGTGTCCACATATTCGGCAGCAGCTTCCTGAGAAGCGTCCTGAATGCTTGCGGCGGCGACTTGTTGCGCAATAGCTTCAGCTTCTGGACTTGGAGTTGGCAAGGCTTCTTGTGGTGGTGTTTCTGCTGCCACCGCTTCGGCTTTTTTCATCTTGCCTTTGGTCACTTTGGTGGTTTCTTCTACCACTTCACCTGTTGGCATGGTTTCGATGTAGGCCATTTCTTCGGCTTCTTCGGTGCTTTGGAAACCCATCAATAGCTCAGGAGCATATAATTTCCCAAAAAAGCTGGCTGTTCGATAACGCAGCATTAATTCAGGCATGGTTTTCCATTTGCTACCATTTTTACCATACCAGCTTTCAGCGATAGCCATTTGAACAGAAACCTCAGGGGATTCAACTGTTTCACCAGTGTCCAAGCTGACTGCGTATGCCACGCAAGCTAAATTTTTCACTCCTTGAATGGTAGTTTCACCTTTATCTATCATGCGATATTTTAACGTTGAGAAGCGTCCGCATTGGTTGATGGTGGCGATAATCCACTGACTTGACCAACTTGGTTTACCATGAACGATATATAAATTTTGCATTACCATAAGTGGGTCTGCATTTAATCGAGCAGCCATATTAATGGCGATGCAGCAATTTGAAATAGCCTCCATATTTTCAGTATCTGAGGCTTTGCCGCTTTTGTTACGCTTTTGAAATTGCAAAGGCACAATGGATGAACTGGCAAAAGATGCAGCCATGCGTTGTGTCAATTCAAAGGACTCTAAATCAAAAAAGCCAACTGAGGTATTGGCTTTGGCGGCTGGTTTCAGCAAGTCTGCTGTGGTTTGTAATTGGCTCATGGTTATTTACCTCGAAATTTACAACGATTGAAAATAGGGCAATATTGTTTGTTACAAATCATGCTGCGTGGATTGCCGTAAAAATTGCCTGATTCGATAATGCTGCCAGCGTAGTGAATCAAGCCTTTTTCTTCGGTTTCGGGATTGCCAAGCAGGGCGGCTTTGGCGTTTGGAATCAAGCCCACACCCGCTTGACCATTGGTGGTGGACAAGCCTGCGATAGCAAATGGCTCGGTCAATTCGATGTCGTAATGGCTTTCTGCCAAAACGGTATAAACACCCATTTGAGGAATGTGTTCGGCTGTTGCCACTTCTCCGTCTTTGCTGACAGCATTCTGTCCTGTCTTTAAATCCATACCGCCCATACCACCATCAAAGCTTTGGTAAATGCGATCCATTTCACCCGTAAGCGTGATGGCCAAGTTGCCGACTTTGATGGTGATTGGTTCACACTTCACTTCAACGGCCACGAAGTCGTAATTCGGGGCGATTTTGGCGCAATAGGTTTGGTGTAATTCGATGGACTTTGATTCAACGTCTTTCTGTGTAAAACCCTCCCAAGCCACTTCGGTGGTGTATTGCTTGATGTAGTCCACAGCTGCGCCTGCGGCTTCGTTGATGGTCAAGCCTGATTTGTTCATGCGGCTGACGTCATACGCTGCGGCAGCATGGTGGACTGCGTTGCCAATCAAGCTGCGTGGGCTGCGTGGCATTTGGATGCGCTCGATGTGCTTGGCGTACCAAGAAGCAGGGCAGTCAAACAGACTGCCCAAGCTGGATGCGCGGATGGTGATTTGATTCATGGCTAGGTCTTATAGCAAAATGGACACTCGTGTGATTTGGTGAAATATTCACGTTCTTCATAGCAGAAGAATTCTTCAAACATTTTTTTGGTACCATTGCATTGCTCGCAAACAGGCTCCTGGTACGGAAACAAACCCCAAAAAGGCTGACTGGCACGAGCCATATTGGCAAAGTCTTCAAATGCCATGCCGAATTTGTAATCAAGCAAGGCATCGATGTCACCATCGAAGCGAGATGCTTGTTCTTGGCTCAAGCCACAGGCCAAACAAGCCAAAGTCAGTAATTGCAATTCAGTAATCATTTTTCACCTTCCGTTTGTGATTTTGATAAGTTTTTAACCAACGCCTTAAACCGACAGCCATGCACTCGGTACGCTTGGCAGGAGCCACGATTTGGAAAATTTGACGACCATCAGGCAAGGTGATGCCTGTAATCGTGGCGTATTGGTGTTTGGCGGCAATCATCTCTTTGACTGCGATGACAGCGACTACTGCCAGCTTGTGTTGCGGCGGGATATTGAAGGTATAGCTCATTAGCACCTCCCAAAGGTCTTGCCTGTGGTATCTTCTAAGAACTCAACTAAAGGCTTGGGTAAATCAATATTCAGCGAGTGAACCCATGCTTGCTCGACTGTGGTGCGAGGATTGTTGCTGATGCCATCAGGAAAGTAGCCGTCAGCGTATCCCTCTTCAATTAATTGAGCGCAAAGCTCAGTTTTTTCTGAGCTGCTCATTTCTTCAAGAAGCTCATCAATATCAACGTCAATTTCAACAAATTTAGTGATTGACATGTTTAACCGCCTTTCTATGCTTCCAATAGAAAAAGGGCAGCGTTATCACCACCCAAGTTAAACCCAGTAAGCAAGCCCAAAATGCAGGCCGCTTATTCGTACTCATAAACTTCACCATAATTACCCGTTGCATTACGCGCTTCCATCGCTGCATACAAAGCTGCTTCGTATTGCGCTTGCTCTGCTTCAATTTGCAGCGTTCGTTGATGCCAATTTTCTAAACGTTGGCGCTCTTGGGCTTCAATGTGCATTAGGTCAGTTGCAGAGTGGTTTACAATTCCATCATTGCGATCGAGGCTTGCACCTGCGATACCTGAAATAAAAAGGGCAACCATCACGGCTGCCGTTTTGCGGATAAAGTATTTGGCCATTAATCTGCCGTCCTTTCGTTGTAAGTAGCGTTGATGCTTGCCTGAATGCGTCTGGCTGCCGTTTGTTTTTGCTTCTCGGTTGCTGGGGGTGTAGGCAAACCTGCAATCAATCTGATGTAGCAGTTGTGCTTACCCTCAGACATGCGGGTGACTTCATGATGCTTGCGGGTGCTTCTAAAAGAGCCATGTTTTCTCCTTTGTTCACTCTTACGGATAATGCCTGTTGCAAACCAAGCAATAATCGTAAAAGCAAAAAGGCAGACCATTCTTGCGCTATGGTCTGCCTGTGCTTTTTCAGTTTGATGTCACGCGGCAAGGAGTCTCAATAAAAATCCGCTACATCACGTCATGGTTTCTCGGTTGGTTCAAAACCGTGGCTTGGCACTCATGACTGACCCAAACCATTTTCAACGCAACTTCACAGCAAGCGACTGACCGATGCCAGCTTGTTTCTGACGCAGGCCGGAACTGCGCAGCCAATCGCCTGATGTGAAGTTGCCTGCTTCACATGGTATCGCTGATGTTCAAGCAGCCACCTTAATTCCCTCAAGTGCAGTCTTTTGGATGCTTGTCTTTGCTAGGCTTAAAGCGGCGTACCAATCTTCTTCGCTGCGATACTCGGCAGTGAAAACACTTTTGCTTGGAGTGTTTATAAATAAAGCCATCGAACCATTTACGAATGATGTGTTGATACCTATTGAAACGCCATGCTTGATTGATTCGGCAACCAATTCAGCAGATGCTTTTGCTATAAATTCTTGAAATGCTTTCATTTCACTTCCCCATAAAAAACGTCCTGTGATTTACAGGACGCTTGTTTGAAATTTTGTTGCTAGTCTGTCCTATAAATGATTGGAATCGCTAATTTTAGTCGCCCCACCTGATACAGCAGGTTGATTGAATGAGTTGACATGCTTAAGTGAGCTGCACAGCGTACGAGCCAATGATTCAAGGTCCATATGAGGATTGTTTTGGGATATTGCCAACAGTGCGGATTTAACAGCTTCTTTGTCCTTTGGCGACAAGGGAGCGTCATCACTTTTGGCGCGTTTCAATATCATTTCTAATTCAACAAACTCTTGGCAATTTTCAAGCGGATGTCCGTTTTCGTCTTTGAAACCATATTGCTTTAAGGCTTGAAGGCGTTTTGTTAAATCTTCTTGCATGATGCTTCCTTTCTGTTAGCGTGAAGTGTCGGTCTCTTACAGACTTGGCAGTATTTACTTGAATAAATATTCAAATATAGTTATGTTTTAAGCATCTACTTATTGCTATTGCCTAGCATGTAATATATAGTTTAGTCAAGTGGATTGAGGGGTTCCTCGGTCGGCGTTATGGCTCCGAATTTTTCGGGGCCTTTCGCTTTTTTAGATTCAGGTTTTGGAAACAATGTTAAGCCAAAATTCAAGCTTCCCTTTTCAGAAGGCTGAAAGAATGTTTGTGATGGATGACATCCATTCTGAGTCAGTTAAGTTAAAAGAATAGAGCCAATTAGGGTTACGATTACTAGTGGACCTGATAAGGCAATCGCTGTTATTGCCTTATTTAAATACTCTGCTACTTCTTTGTTTAGGTCATTCAACTCATCAATCGTTAGCGACATATTATGAAGCTCAAGCTGCCGCATAATTTTTACTTTATTTGGGGCTTGATTGTTTTTGAATGATTGGCTGTATAGTGCTTTTGGGCTATTAAAGGCGCTGGCCTTGGTCTTGGTTTTAATCAAATTGTGGGCAATGTAAGCTGTAATGCCTGACCAGCTTAGAACAAAAATACATGAGGCAATTCTAAAATTGTCAGGCTGAGAGCCATTCAATAAAAACACCAGCCCAGCGCCAATTCCAACAATCAAAATATCAACGAGCTTTGATCCTTTATCTCGAACCTTAGAAATCGCTTCTTTGCTTTCTAATATAGCCCCATGAGCTTGTTGTTCTAGATATGACAGTATTTCGTCATTAATATCAGTGAAGTAATCATCAGGAAAAGAGTTTTCAGAAGTTGAATCGCTCATGAGTTCCCTTTCATTTTGGTTATTTTCCAGTTTAAGTTATCAAGCTTCCCAATTGTGCATAAATCTGTACTTTTCTCATGCTTTTTTATTTTCTAAGTACTTCCATTGATTGCTAAAGGCCATACAGATTTTTTCATCAGTACAACCCAATGCGGAGGCAATTTTAGAGACCGTTGTATTGTGCAAAGAGCACTTATGGTTTTCAATTCTTGATAAATACGATTGCTTCAGTTGCGATTTTTCAGCTAATTCTTGCTGTGTGAGCCCATGGCGAGAACGCAAGCTAACAATGGTTTCGCCCATTTTTGCTTCTAATTGAACGGCAATACGGGCAGATGCTCTATCCATTGCAGCTTTTCTGCGTGGATTAGCTCGAACCTTAGCAATGTAGTTTTGCATGGACATAAACTCTAAACCTGTCTCCCATGCCATGATAAATCTCCAGTTACCTTGCGAAGTTGCAAGCCACTTGGCACCTTAATGCCAAGCAGTTTGAAACCTTACAGCTTGTTTTCGCCTTCGACGCCGCGATCAATACGATTTTGTGTGCGAGATTCAAAAGCATTTAAGGCTTGATTTAAGCCATCTAATGCAGCTTCATTTTCAGCACAAGGGAAATTGCTGTTCAATACTTCAGTTCGATGAATCAAGATGGCCAGCAATGCTTCGCTAGTAATGCCATTCACGCCATGTTCCTTTACTGGACCATTTTGGAATGAAATTTCATGTGACGAATCGCCAAAATCAATTTGATAATCGTGACCTGGATTGTCTTCCGACAAATGCGTTGCTGTAACCGCGTTGTTATCTTCATGAATAACTGTCATTTTTTATTCCTTTTACCTTGCGAAGTTGCAAGCCAAGCAACACCGATGTTTTGATGCTGCTCAGTTTGGAACCTGTTACAGGGTAGCGTTGCCCTGCGCGCTTGTTACGTTTGATTTTCGTAGATTTGAACCACACCTAAAAACTTACTTCTATTAAGTTCTAACCACTTCTAATCCGTTTCTAGCCGACTTGCCGATTGTTTGCGCCGCTCTGTGTGCGTCCCTTGGACATATCCACGCTTGCTGTCACGCTTTGGTATTCACCACGCCTAACAATGATTTCGCTTACTTCGTTCCGGTGCCACTTATGTGGATTACCTTTAGCGTTTGGTTTTGGCGCATAAGCATTTTGCGGTTCACTTGCCACCATTCAGGCTAAGCTGCTTATCACGTTACTGAGTTTTGAAAGTTCTGCGCACCTAATGTTGCTGACCGACCCCGTGTTGCTGTGTGCTTCGTGAGTTGATGAATTAAGTATATTTTAAGTAGACAATTTAAGTCAATTTAAAATGAACTAAAAAAGCAAAAAATACACAACTAATTGATTAAAATCAAATTAATTTGTGTATTTGTGTTTTATTTAAAATTTACCCTAGATTTATCATATCAAGCGACATAGCCTTCCAAAGTTTTCCATGGATAACCAAATCATGTATCTCGTCAGGATTAATAGTGAAGTCACCTTTTTCATAAAATCGATTATCTGAACTCACATGAATGATATTTCCTCTGCCTAGAAATAGACGTTTCATAAATGTGGCACCTTGAAATGTAAATAGATAGATTCCACTACTAGAAATTGAATCAATATTTGTTTTAATAAAACATATTGATTTTGCAGGGATGGTGGGCTCCATAGAGTCGCCATCAGGTGGAATCATTTGAACATCTTTTAAATTTGCCGTGCCAAATAGCTCTAATGCTGCATCTTCGGTTAATGAGATTGTTCTAATTAAATCAGGGTAGTTACCGTTAAAGTGTCCACTGCCACATGAGGCAGCTACATCGTATAGTTTTAATTTGATTGGCCCATCATCTGGATCACTCACTATTACAGAAGGACTGCCATTTGATGCATAAGGCAATGGTAAGCCTGTTATTTTTGAAATTTCCAGCATTTTATCAAATGGTACCGCATTGGTATTTTTTTCCCAAGCTGAGACCGTTCCCTTTCCTTTATATCCTAAATCCAAAGCAAGCTGCTCTTGGCTTTTGTTTGCCTTTTCTCGAGCTTGTTTCACCCATTGTCCAATATTAAATTCCATATTTTTGCAATCAACCATTTTTATATTCCTAAATAGTAAATTATTAATTGACCCATGTCGTGCATTTAAGATTGACAACTCTGTATATTGAAAATAGACTTGCGGTATATTAAAAAAAGAGACTCTTATGACCACCGCAATTAATAGGGCAATTGAAATCGCAGGTAGCCAGGCAAAGCTTGCTAAAGCAATCGGTAAAACCAAACAAACTGTTCATAGTTACGTGAAGGGCTATATTCAGATTGCACCTTCTACCGCCTTAGATATTGAAAATGTCACAGGTGTTTCAGCAGCCGATTTAGTTTTTGAACCTTTACGGAAGAATCGTAAATAGTATTCCAAACTTTAAGGAGTAAATCACATGAGTTTGAAGAAAGAAAACATGCAACATCCTGATATTTTAAATTTATTTCGTGTTTCATCTAGAAATTATGGTGATGGTCGCAGCGTAATTAAGATGGCTCAAGACATGGGTTTACAACATGAGCGTTCATTGAATAACAAATTGAATGCCAATTCTGACCATGCTCATTTGAGCCTCTACGATGCCTGCAATATTTTGCAGCTTTCTCAGGATGTGACTCCGTTGCGCGCCATGGCTTACTTGGTTGATCACATGGTGATGCCATTGCCTGAAAGTAAGTCATCTCAAGATGTTTGGCGCATTTCATTGATGTGTTTACTGCCTGTGCTGGCGTTGGTGAGTCAGTGAAAGCAGCAATGGATAAAAATTCTGAATTGGGCAATGAATTATCCCGTAATGAACGTAAAACCAGCCTTGAGCTGGTAGACAAGTTGATTGAGGCATCGGTGGCGTTTCGCCAAGCATTGTTGGTGGAATAAAAAAAGCCAGCAAGGGATTTTGCTGGCCATTCCAAACGTGGCTTGAGCCACAAAACAAGTGAGTTAATTATGGATACAAAAATATTGGTTGTCAATCAGCAGATTGCTGGCGAAGAAGTACAAATGATATCTGCTCGTGAGTTATATGAGTTTTTGGAAGTGAAGAGCCGCTTTAATGATTGGATTAACAATCGAATTGCAGAGTATGCGTTTATTGGAAATCAAGACTTTGTGACTTTTACTAAAACTTTAGTAAAAGGTCGTCCAGCTACTGAATACCACATTACCTTAGCAATGGCTAAAGAACTGGCAATGGTTGAGCGCAATGAAAAAGGCCGTGAAGCCCGTTTGTATTTCATTGAGTGTGAGCGTCGTCTTAAAGCATCACAAACCCCAATCATTCCACAAACCTTGCCGGAAGCTTTGCGCTTGGCTGCTGCTGAAGCTGAAAAGCGCATGGCCTTAGAAAGCCAATTGGCAGTGGTGGCACCCAAAGCCATGGCGTTAGACCTCATTTCAAAGGCTGATGGTGATTTGTGTATTACTGATGCTGCTAAAACTTTGGATACCCAACCGCGTAAATTATTTGATTGGTTGAGCCAGAATGCTTGGATTTATAAGCGTGGCGGCAAAGGTGAATGGATTGCTTACCAGGACAAGATTCAATCTGGATTGTTGCGCCATTCCCAACATACACATTACAGCGAACGTATGGGCATGGATCGTTTGACCACCCAAGTTTTGGTGACGCCTAAAGGTTTGGCATTCCTAGCAAAACAAATTTCAACTCAAGAGGTAGCGTGATGGCTGCTATTCCATTCCAAAAATTGCCCGAGGTTAGCGCCAAGATGGAGCTACAACAATTAATCGGCAAACCTGTTGCTACTTATCCTCAATTAGCCAAGCCATTTGGCAGCAAGCAAGCTGCTGACTTGTTTAGCCAGCTTTTGTATTGGTGGGATATTTGCGATCAAGAGACAGGTTTTTACACCACACTTGCGGAATTGGCTGAACAAACAGGCTTGACCATTAGCCAAGTAAAAACTGCACGTGACAAATTAATGGCATTAGGTGTGGTGCAAATCAAAGAAAATCGCATCCAACATGTAACCTTTTTTAAGCTGGATTTAGAGGCTGTCAAAATCGCTGTCGCGAACGCTAAAATCGCTCTCCCGAAGTGAAGAAATCGCTCTCGGGAAGTAAGAAAATCGCTGTCGCCGAAGTGAAGAAATCGCTCTCGTATATAGAACAAAGATTACCAAAGACTACAACAGAGAATACTTACATACAGCCCGCGCACGAAAATTCGCCGCAGCACACAGCACCTGACTGCGAACCGTCCAAGTCGCAGCCACAGACTCAGCCCAAAGTTGATGACCAAAAATTTGCGATGCACATCGACTGGCAACCTGACCATGCTGGACAGCAATTACTGAAATTTTCCCGTGTTGACCTAAGCACTGCTGACAATCAAGCAGACTTTGCTGAGTTTCTTGCCTACTGGATGACCCAAGACGTTGAGCGCACTCAGGCAGAGTGGAACAAGGCTCTGCTGCGTAATTTCTCGAATGGTGCCAAAGCACGTCGTACTGCCTATGCTGAATCAAGCAAATTTGTACCATCACAAAAAGCCAAGCCATCCGAATTGCCACCTGGCATGGGAGGTACCAAGCACCACAGCTACAGAATTCTGACATCTGCAGATGTGACAGACGAATACCGTGAGCAAATGGCACGTACTTTGGCTGCGGTGGATTTGGACAACATCGAGATCGATTTTTAAGGGGATGGTCATGTTACAAAATATTTCAAGCATTTTGCCTGTAGGTGTTACAAGCGCTCAAATCCGCGCCCGTGATGAAGTTTGTTCAAAACACGGTGCTTACGTTGCCAAGCTTGGTTTACGTGATTTGTGGACCCGTTGCCCTCAGTGTGTGGCTGAGGAGCAGAAAGCAGAAACCAAACAATTGTTGGCAGTCATGCAGGCAGAGAATCAAGCCAAGCAAAAAATTATGGCAGTTGAGAAAGCAATTGTCGATGCAGGTATCCCTAAGCGCTTCCGTGATAAACGGATTAATCATTACGTTGCCAATACTGCAGAACAAAAAATGCCAAATCTTTTGCAGTTGAGTTTGTAAAAGAGTTTGAGACTGAGCATTCAGGTCGCAATGTGGTGTTTCATGGTAACCGTGGTAATGGCAAGAACCACTTGGCTTGTGCCATTGCCAATGCGGTGATCGAGCGCTTCGGTAAAACGGCTCATTTCACCACTGCCAATGACATGTTACGTCGTATTCGTGAAGCTAAGTCGTTTGACTCCAATGTGACTGAAAGCCAAGTGATTGATGCTTTGGTGTCGTTTGATTTGCTTGTGGTGGATGAAGTACGGATTTTAAACCAGAACAGCGAAGCCGATGCACGTGCATTTTTTGATGTGTTCAATGCACGCTATGCAGAAATGCGTCCTACGATTTTCATTTGCAATGGTGATTTGATTGAGTTTGAAAAAAGCGTTGGTGACTTGACCATGTCTCGTATGAAAGAAACAGGCGGTAGGCCTTGGAATGTTTTGTTTTCTTGGGAAGATTACCGTAAATGATTGAAGAGTACTGCGCATCATGCAAGGTGATGGGATACACCACCTTAGCCCATTGCGATCAGTGTCGATGGCGCTGGGCGGCTCGATTAATCAAATCCAGCCGTGAGGCATGGTGGCGGGAGCAAAAAGACAAAGGCATGGATATGGAGCCCATTCGTGCTTATTGGTTGGAGGTGAGGGCGCATGATGAAAATCAAGCCCAAAAGAGGGAACGCTGCGTTTTAAGGGAAGGTAGTTGATGTCTAATACAGCAATAGGCAAACAAGAGCGAATCAGTACGGTTGAGTTTAACCGACGTGTGGCAGCAGGGCAGTTGGTACAGGACGCTAAAGGCAAATGGCGTGAAGCAGATGCTAAAACGGGCAAGCCCAAAGCCACTAGCAAGTATGGCAATAAAATTACCAAGGTAGATGGCCGTAAGTTTGACAGTGCCTTAGAAGCCCAGCATTACCAATTGCTTAAACAGCAAAAAGAAGCTGGCATCATTGCTGATTTTGAGTGTCAGGTGCGTTATCCGATTGCCGATAAGGTTTTGAATGAAGATGGTTCGGTGTATTCGCATAAGATTGATTATGTTGCGGATTTTGCCATAACCCATTTAGATGGCCGCATTGAATTGGTAGATGTAAAAGGCATGGTGCTTGGTTTGTACAAATTAAAAAAAGCACTGATGTGGCATCGCCACCGAATCAAAATTACAGAAATTTTTAGCAGCCACCATAAAAAGGCCAAGAAAGCAGGGAAGCGTCCAAAGACAGGAGAGAGCAAACATGGCTAATGCAGCACCACACACAGTCACACCCTCTAAGCGCAAAGAAACCGAAAACATGCGTTTGTCGCGTTTGGCGGGTGAACGCTTACAAAAAACCCGTACTGCTTTGGGCATTAAGATTTACCAAGTGGTTGCTGCCTTCCCTGGTCGCATTCAAAAGTCACATCTGAGTGAGTGGGAGCATGGTGAAAAACCCATTCCCATGTGGGCTTTGCGAGAATTGGCGATGTTTTATGGGGTCTCAACTGACTACTTGCTATGTGCCACTGACAGCTCTAGCGAGTTAAAACATTCATTGGAAATCAATGAAATGCTGCATACGGTGGGTCAACACTATTGGAGTTTGATGGCTTCTAAGATTTCAGGCTCTATTGGCCAACATGCTGCCAAGCTGCACTGCTACGAAGAGGCGGTTAACAGCGGGGTGGTGTTGGTAGAGCAAATTGATCGCATGATTGAGTTGAATCGCAAGTATTTTGAATCTGAAGTACGCAATGGTGCCCGAGTAGAAAGTGCTTTGGGTCATGCTAAAGCTGCATTTATGCAAGCACAAATCGCAGGACGTCGGCATCGTTTGGTGGAATTGACCTTACCAACAGAAATAGAAGATGTGATGCAGGCGAGATTGGATTTAGAACCACACCCCTCTGTATTGGAAAAATGAATGTATATCCCACCTTTGGTCACTGCCCGTATTAATGCACACATGAAAGAGCTGTCTATCGGTGATGTCATCGATTTGGCAGCGATGCCCACTTTGAACAATGAGGCAGGTGTTTTTCATTCAGTCAAACAAGTGGTGGCTGAAACCAATGTACCTATTGAGGCATGGACCGTACAAGAATTGTATGCCGGCTTATTGCATTACCATACCCATGCCATCAATGGTGGTCAGGCATTGGTGTTGGATGCCGATACCGGTGCTGATTTGTCAGTGTATGTGTTAGAAGACCAAGACTATCCATTGCATAAAATCGGACGCCAAGTGGTGGCTGATGATTTGAAATATGAATTTGAGCTAGACAGTGAGTCAGACAGCCCTGATTTGTTGAAGATGTTGCCATTGACAGGTGCATCAGCAGTGGCAATCGAGCGCTGCGTCTTGAATGGCCAAGTCAAAGGTGTGACAGACAAGCGTGAAGCTTGGCGTATTGCCTGTGCGGCGGCTCAGATTCATGCCCGTGATTTTGAATGGTCTTGGTTGGATGAGCAACATGTCAGCATTGATGCTTATATCAATGAAAACATCCAACGCATTTTGTCGATGTCGGTCAGTGATTATGCGGCCTTGATGATGGCTTTTGAGCAAGGCTTGTTGGCATTGGATCATATCGTGCGCTTACGTGTGTTTGATGATGGTTTTGCTTTGATGCCAACGAAAGGGGTGAGGTGTACGCACCTTACCGATTTTGCTTTGATGCCATTGTCCCTTACGGCGCGCTTGAGGTTTGGGCGCGACATGAAGAACCAATTGGCGATGATGCAGCTTGAATTGCCCAATATGCCTTTGCCAATGCTCAAACAATTAAGCCTCTCTGAGTTTGAAGATTTGGTGACTTCCAAAGCTTGGGAGAAGCACCAAGAGAACGATGTGGACAGTGCGCGTTTTGAAGTCTTGATTAAAGCTATCAGCAATGCTGCCAATGCCATCTGTAAAACCTTGGCCAGTGGCTTTAAAGCGTTGGCTTCTAATCGTTAAATTTTGTTAATTTAAGCCGAAATTAAAACAGCGGTCAAAGGGTGGAATTCCAACATTTTATAAGTTCCATATACGCGCGGGTAAAGGCTTTGAGCTTAAAAATAAGGATTCAATCATATGGAAACTAAATCTAAGAGAACACCTACATTAAAGAAGAATCAAAACAAGCCCACTCCAACACGTGGTGCACCTAAGGGACGAGTAAACCCGCTAATTCTGGACGTAAAAAAGCCACTTTTGAAGGTGAAATCACAAAGGCGCTCGATTTGGCTAAAAAAGAGCGCAAGCTTTATGTTGAGTTCAGTGCCACCTTATTTCTAGACATCTTGACCGACCTGACCATGCCAGAGCCTGATACCAAGCGTTTTAAGACTTTGTCAGGCGTCCTGAACGGCAATCGTGACAAATACCCGACCATGGCCGCCTTTTTAGGTTGGTTGCGGCGTGATACCAGTGGTGAGCTGGAGAAGATGTATCATGAAGTGATGGAAGCCAATATCCAATTGATGCACGATGAGCGTTTCCGTGTGGCTTATGACATCGAGCACGACATTATGATGACTGAGCGCAATGGCACATTCACACCTGAATGGAACAAGCTGTTTGTGCAACGTGGCAAAGTCATTATTGATGCTTTGGAATGGTCGTTGACCCGTTTGGCGCCTGCCAAATACGGTAACAATCTGAAAGTAGAAACCACGATTGAGGCCAGTACCGAAACTTTGAAGCTGTTGGCTCAAGATGGTGCCGCCAGACGTGCAGCCGCTTTTGAGGCCGCCGAACGTTTGGCCAAAGAGCTGTATGAGCAACAATCTGGTAAATCTCAGGACGCCTGATGGCCATTCAATCCATTTTAAGCCTGCCGATTTACCATGACTTCTTAAAAGAGTACCAATTCAACCTAGAAGGCTTTCTGTTTGACTTGTGTGGACTGACACTGACCCGTGATCAACAAGTTTTATCAAAATTGGCCATCAATCCAACATCGCGCATTTCTGTGGTGTCTGGTACCGGTACGGGCAAAACTGCTTGGCTAGGTGGTGCTGCGCTGCATTCGATGTGGTGTTTTCCTGTGGTGGAATACGATGGCAAGATTGAAGTCGGTTCCAACACCTATGTGGGCGCACCGGTGATTCAACAGGTGGCTGATGGTGTGTGGAAAGAAATGAACGACAATTTTCAGCGCATCAAAATGCTGGATGGTATGGGATGGCTGACAGGACGCACACATCCAAAGGCTGAACGGTGGTACATGGATGGCTACAAAGACCAATGGTTTATTGCCAAAATTGCCTTAGGCAATGCTGATTCTGTGGCCATTGCCGGTAAGCACCGTTATTACCAAACCATTTTCATTGATGAAGCTGCAGGTGTGGCTGACAGTCACTATGACGTGATTAATGGTACCCAAACCCAAGAGGGTAATCGCACATTTTTATTCAGCCAAGGCGTTAAAACCACAGGCTATTTCTATGACACTCACCACACCTTATCGCACATCAACACACCTGTGGATGAAGGCGGTTGGATTAATCTGTGTTTCAACTCTGAGAACGCCCCACACGTGAGCCGCAAGTGGCTCAAAGCACGAGAGGTGGAATCAGGTGGTCGTGACTCAGTTGAGTACCGCATACGGGTATTGGGACAGTTTGCCGAAGATGAAGAACGAACCTTAATACACCGGCGCATGTTGGATGAAGCGATGGCCAACACCACACCTCTGATTGCCGAAGATGACGAGGATTGGGGCTGGTTTCTGTTGTGCGACGTCGCTGCAGGTGAGTACCGAGATTATTCGGTAGCCACTTTGGCCAAGGTCAAAGGTGTGGGTGAAAACCGCGTCATTGATTTTATCGACATTCCGATTTTTAGCAATGGCATCGATGTGAAACAGTTCAAAGGCCGCATTGCCGAAGAAGCTGCCAAATATTCCAACATTCGTTTGGTCATCGACAGTGGTGGCAATGGTTTGCAATTGTGTAAGGACTTGGAAGACGAAGGCTTTGATGTGGTGCGGGTATCGTGGGGCAAGCCCAATTTCAAAACCGAGTACAAAAACCGTTTCATCAATCAGCGCGCCCAATGTTCGGTCCATACTCGTGATGCCATACGCCAAGGCCGGATTCGCTTTTTGTGGAACTTGCCTAAGAAGACCAAGGAAATGTTCATTTACCAGGCGACACATATCCCTTACAACTTTACCGATTCGGGTGTGTTGCGCTACCAAATCATGGGTAAAGAAAAGATGGCCGCCCAAGGCATCAAATCACCCGATATTTTTGATACGGTGTGTTTTGCGAATTTGGAAGGCGTGCATTACAACGTTAGTGATCGAGCTGATGGTGGCGTGGGTGCGCAAGAGAAGAAAAAGAGTGCTTTGGAACTGGCCAAGGCGAAGATGGCGGCAATCACTATCAAGTGATTAAGCAATAAAAAACCGCCTGATGGCGGTATATTTTTTATTAATTATTTAGATTGTTCAGTATTTTCCTGAGCTTTTTTCATGGCACGGAAAGTATTCAGTCTGCGTCTATGTTGCATAGCGTCAGTCCTTTCTTATGATGTTGCTGTTTTTATTTTCTGAGGATCAAGCAGAAGGTATTACAGAAGAGCCAATTTGGCTGTTGAAACTAACAAGGTAGAGCGATTATAGCATAGAGTAATAAATAAATCATTTTTAATAAAAATAAATTATATTTTTAGGGTGATTTGTGAGTATATGCTCATGTAATGAGACGTCAAATTTGAAAGAAATGTTATGGAAAAAGCCATCATATTGGGATTCATCGCTGTTGGATTGGTGGGTTGTGCGACTGTAGAACAGAGTAAGCAAGTTTCTAGTACTGAACATGCCATACAGCAAGAAACCCAAGTCATCTACTTTACAGGCCCTTATGATTTAACCATTGAATTGAAATCGAACGATGGTTTTAAAACCGCGACGATGATGGATAACTCAGGTAAAAACCACCTGTTAAAAATTGCAGTTTCAGGCAGTGGTATGCGTATGGTGGGTAATGATGGGGTTTCCATTCACTTTAAAAATTTCAATGGCTTGAATGAAGGTGTGGTGGAGTTGGTTAAAGACAAACCAATTCCTATTAAGGAGTTTAAAGCCAAGTAGTGCAAATCACTGTTTAGTGGAAGAGGGAACGCTTCGAAACTGCCATCATCAGCCGCTTGATAATAAGCCCATTACAACAACTGTAGTGGGCTTTTGTTATGGCAGATACCAATCATTTGTTTACTTGGGATGAACTCAAGGGAAACGATACAACAGCACCCAAAAAGCTGGTCACCGCTTTTAAGCGAGCAGGGGCTGAAATTGCCGCATCTTGGGTGGCTGAAAAGACCAAACGTGAGAACAGCATCACTTACCGTGAAATTGGTTTTACTTTGGCAGACTCTCAAACCATCGTCTTGCGTGTGAAGCAAACCGGTGACATCTACCAGGTGCGTATGAATGGCAAAATTTTGCCGATGAAAGAGCAAGACGACATCAAAAAAGCTTTGGCTGAAATCGTCAATGACTTGGATGCCAACGCAACCAAATTTCAAAAGGCTTTGGCGCGCAAAAAAGCCACGCCACCTAAAGGGTCGGGTAATACGCGTGTCACCCGTAAAGCCGCATTAGAGTCGCAAGAGGCTGAGTTGGATGGCTTGATTGCCGAAGCACAGGCAACCCTAGCCGCGCTGCAAGGTGGTGTGTGATGGGCAACGTCACCCGCAATGAAAACGGGCGTGTTACATCGGTTTATGGCTTGCCAGTGCATATTGAATCCGTAGCAGGCAGTTATCGCATCAAATCAGGCCGCCCACCTATTTTAGTTTCAGATGATTACGGCGAATTGGTTGGTACCAAAGGGGCAGACCAAGACCCAATTGATTGTTACGTTGGGCCTTATCCTGAAACCAATACTGTGTATGTGATTAACCAAGACAAACAAGGTGTGGGTTTTGATGAACACAAAGTCATGTTTGGTTTTCTAGACCAAGACCATGCCATCAATGTGTACAGCCTTGGCTGCTTTGGCAAGAAGCCCATGAGTGTGGTGGCGTGTACCGTCGGTCAATTCAAATGGTGGCTAGAGTACGGTAATCACAAAGAGGCCATGAGTGCCCAATCCCTCCCTTTCGACTCTTACAGCGAGACAGCCATGCAACAAATTCCTGAATATGATTGGGATCAACCTACCGCGGCTGCCAGCCGTGTTTTATACGACATGCGTGTCATGGACAGTGCTTATGGCCAATTGATTGAAGCCAATAACCACCGTGATTTATTAGACCAAATTGAACACCAAGATGGTGGCGAGTTGGGTGTGTTGGATGCCTTGGTAATACCTAATAACCAAATCCAAAAGAAAGCCGCCCAAATCGGCATGGCTTTGAATCGTGCTGCAGGTGATGACATTAAGGTGGTGGAAGAAGGTGGCGTTGAAGTCACTGAGCCATACCGCCAAGGTGGCACCACCAACATTGCCATGTTGTTCAGCATGAGCGATGGCCAAACAGTATCGGTGTTCTTTCACAATCCTGATGTAACACCCAATAAGCTATCACCTGATGATTCAATGGTGTCTTGGAAGTGGATGCTCAACAAGAAAGACATCACCATCGTGGTGGCCAAAGAGAATGGCCAAGACCAATCCATTGCAGCCATTGCCAAAAAGATTATGGCCTTGGTTGAAGCCAACGCCACCAAGTTTGCGCGAGCCAATGCCAAAGCGGCTGAGAATGAAGCTGAAATCAAAGCCACGGAAGAGCGTATTGAGCAGAAGAAGAATGTTTTACAGAGCTTGTTGGACCAAATCGCGGCATTGGAAAATGGTTCTAGCGTGGTTGTTGTAGAGCCGAAACCGCAACAAGTGCCAAATGGCGTAGAGCCATCTGAAATGAACATTGATTTGCTTAATACAGATATTCACGCATTCATGAATGCCGGTGAAGCTGATTTGTATGATGCCGTTCAGCGTTATATGCGTGAAAACTTTCAAGGCCGATACGTTAAAACAGTGATTGGTGATGTATTGTTTACTTCAGTTGCTACGCGTGAGATGCGATTGGGTACAGATAAAGATCGCTTTAGAGCAGCGATTATTCCGTTCGTACCAAACACCTTAAAAAATGGCGATTACTTGGGACGTGAGGGAGTTAAAAAGGACCGAAAAGACAGCTTTGTGGCTTTTCACCGCTTTAAGGGTGAGGCTGTGATTGGAAGCTACACAGTTACGCATATCGTTACGGTGGCTGAGCGTGAAAACGCAAAATTTGAATTCTTGGCATATCACAATAAATTAAAAGGAGCCGAACCCAAGCTTGATACTGGCTCCAACAATTCAGTTCTTGATGCTTTGGGCAACAATCTTGTTGGTCGGTCACTGCTTGGGCAGACTCCTATGAATTCAAATGTAGCTGCGTTTGATAGTGCTGTCAATGATTCTGGATGGAATATTGAGATTGTGAGCGTGATTGATAGTAATGGTGAGCATGTAGCCAATCTGGAGGATGTTGTTAATTCGCAGCCAGAGCCGGCTTTAGAACCGGAGCCAGTTTTAAATTCACAGTTGGAACCCGTCCAATTTGTAGGAAATGAATTGGGTGATTTTGATTTAAGCACCGATGAAGGCAAGAAAGCCATGCGTGCGGCTGCTCGTACACATTTGGAATCATTGCGTGGTAAATGGGTGGATTGTCCTGCTATGCCGCGAGATGAAAATGGTGATGTGCGTAAAGTAGAAATTCGTAATCGCAGCGTGAAGGAGTTCATCCGATATACAGGCAATCCTGTAAAAATCTTACTGGCCGCCAAAATCGAAGAAATTATTGAAACAGCGCGAAATGCAGTGGTAGAGCCGAATTTTAAATTAGCTGCTAAACCAGGTACGTTTGAATATTACAAACTTGAAAATACTATTGCTGTGGATGGGATGTTACATCAGGTTGTAGTGATGATAGAACGGGATATTCAAGGATACCTGCACTATGATTTGATGTTGCCTAACAAAGTAAAAGCGACACTAGATAGTGCCGCTTTACAGCCCGAACCTTTCCCAACTACCAAAGCTGGGGTTTCAAGCTTGATTAATACTGCCACTTTTGATGATGTCAGTCAACAGAATGAGAGTAGTTTGTTGAATCTATTTGTAAAAGTACAAAATGAAAATGGCGAATGGGTTGAGTTAGAAGATACGTTTGAGCCTGAATTTGAGCCTGAAGAAACCGATGAGTCTGGTCATGATGCGGATCGAGCATTTTTAAAAGAGGTCATTGAGGGTTTGGTTGATGTGATGGGTGAAGGTTTTCATGAACGCATGACTGCAGTCGCCTTGCGTTACAACGGTGGCGACAATACTGAAATGCAAGCCATGGTAGAACAAGCGGTCAATGCTTATACCGCCAAATTAGACGAATTAAGCCAATAAAGGGGATGAGCATGGAATTGAATACGATGGAACGCTTGCGCTTAAATGGTGAGCTTAAAACAGCAATTGAAGCACGCAATGCCGAAGCCGATGTATTGAAGAAATTGGATTGGATTAAGGTGGTGCAGGATTTGCGTTTGCAGCTTGGATTGGCTGTGACGGCGACAGAATCTGAACCCGCGGCGGAACCAGAGCCATTGGTAGAACCTGAACCTGCAGCAGAGCCAAAAGAGTCTGACCAAATGCAAACTGAGGCAGAGTCCGAAAGCAATGAGGCTGTTTCACAACAGCCTGAGGCCCCCATGACTGCAGAAGATACAGATAATCAATTGCCACCAAGCGAAGATGAGGTGGGTTTGGATGAAGATGATTTGGCTGCTGCAGCAAACATCGATGATGATTTATCAGATACCACCACAGCTGAAAATTATCGTTGGAAAGATACCGCTTACATTGCCGGTGCACGCAAAGAATTGGCTCAAAAATCTATCTTACAGGCCAAGCGTGATGGGCAAAGGTTGAACAGTAATGACATCGATTGGGATGAGCTGGCCAAAGACCCACGTTTGTCTGAATCATTGATAGTCAAAGACAACGTATTTGGACGGGTAGATTGGGCGGCATTGGCGGACAAAGGTATGCCTTCACAGGTGGCGTATTTCATCAGCCGGGTGTATGCCAATATGGACAAAATGCCATTACATCCATTGAGTCAGCACAGTCAAAAGAACTACGTACAAGCCATTTCCAATTTGCGTGAGCGTTTGGAGGTGTGTTTGACCTTCAAAGATGTGGCTGCAGTGATGAATGAAATCATTGTGGCCATGCCTAGCATCAAGTTGATGCGCATGTTGTACGAAGATGAGCTGACTGCAGGCATTACTTTTGAAGAAAATATTGATAACAACTTCAAACAAATTAGTGTCCGTGGGCGAGAGAAGTTGTTGTCCTACGACAGCCAAGTTTGGGCTGAATTGGGCGAGCGTTTTTTTAGTTGGACCAGTAAATCGGTCAACACTACTTTGCGCAATGCCCAACGCGATAAAAAATACGCCGATTGGTCTAATTGGTGTGCAGATTTTAAAACTGGTACTGATGGTGAAGGCAATGCTGCTCCTGAAGGTGCTTCTAAACCCAAAAAGCCATCGTTTCAATTGGAGTCTGCAGAAGACATTGAACGTATTGGTGGGCAAGAGGTGGATTTAACCTCTTCGCAGCAGTTGCAAGACATGTTTGGTTTCAAAGGCATTCAATCAGGCAATTGGGTTTTGAAAGACAAGTCTGCCGCTGAATTTCACATGAAAAATGCCGCTGCTGCGATGTTAGACATGTCGGATGTTTTGGGCATTGAACCACAATATTTGGGGCTGAAGGGCAATTTGGCATTGGCGTTTGGTGCACGCGGTAAGAAAGGCGCATTAGCGCATTATGAGTCATCCAGTAAGGTCATCAACATCACCAAAATGAAAGGCGGTGGGAGTCTTGGCCATGAATATTTCCATGCATTGGATAACCTGATTAAAGATTTGTCCACACAAACCGTTGGCAGTGCCAGTTTCATGGGTACCAGCAATCCTGATGATTTACCTGATGTGGATTTGGCTCAGGTGTTCAAAGCATTGCGTGTGGCCATGATGAAGACCGATGGGGTGTTGAAGTTTGAATATCCTAAAGCATTCATTCCTGATGTTCATCAGCCAAGTGCAGACACCAAAGCCTTCCTTGAAAGCATGGCGGGTAATTTCTTGAGAGGCAGCCGTTTGCCACTCAATGCCGCTATGAGTGACCTAAAAAAGTGGATTGCAAGCCATGCCAATTACGCCACCACACCGCCCAAACCCAAGAGCTTCGCTCGAATGTGGCTTACACCTTGTTAGTGCGTCACTGGACTTTGGGCAGTGAGAGCGATGTCGATATCAGTGCAGATGGTGTTTTAACGTTTGATGGCTTACCAGGACAAAGTGAGTTCTATAAAAACGCTATTGAATTGGACATGGGCAAAGAAGGCAAGTATTGGTCCAAAGACTTTGAAATGGCAGCGCGTGCGTTTTCAGCATATTTACAGGATCGTTTGGAAGAGCAAGGGCGCAAGAATGATTATTTGGCTTATTCAACCCAAGGTGGCAATGGTCGAGTCGGTGAGCGCGCTTATCCACAAGGTGAAGAGCGCCAACGCATCAATGACGCTTTCGATGGTTTGTTTAAAGTCATTCGGGAGAAGAAGGTATTGGAAACAGCTACTGCAAACAAAGCTTTGATGGATTCATTGTTTGATTGTGTCCATTAAAATTTTATAATCGGTGGCGTAGGTGGCGTCATATCAATTTTAACCCAATATTTATGCGCTCTTTAATAAATAATTAAAATCAATCACTTATGTTTGAAGCTTGAAATTTGGGTATTTAACAGGTTTTAGGCTTCAAACCATTGTGGTATCTTGTTTTTGTAGATTATTTTTACTGTTCACGGCCATACAGGCCGCTTAGAAAATGCGCTCTAATCGCCGTGTCTTGGCGCAATTGTTCACGGCCATACAGGCCGCTTAGAAATCAACACTGTAAATCTTGCCAGACTCTATGTGTGTTCACGGCCATACAGGCCGCTTAGAAAGGTGATTGGAGTTGGCGCAATCGAAACCAAGGGTTCACGGCCATACAGGCCGCTTAGAAACGACATGACACCCGCTTTAGAAATGGTTTCCGTGTTCACGGCCATACAGGCCGCTTAGAAAGCAGTCATGCCCAAAGTTTCCAATTCTTTTGTGTTCACGGCCATACAGGCCGCTTAGAAAGTTTCGCCAGTTTTTACTTTTGCCCAGATGTTGTTCACGGCCATACAGGCCGCTTAGAAGTGTCAAAATCTCACTTCATGTGGTATTGAGAAACAGTCGATGGAGATGAGTACAGATATGGGATGCTCATTCCTACGCATGATGCATCTACACTGACACGTTGCATCATGGGCGCGACTGTTTAAAAGAAAATGGGGATTCTTGGTGAATATGAGAGTGCCAGATGAAAACTCATACCTACGCAACATAAACCTCCTCTTCGCCAGCGTATGTTGGGAGCAAGAATCTATTGGGATTTTAATTAGATAGGGTGAAATGTCAATTTCAATCTTTTGGGATGAAAAGGTGATAGAAAATTATATTGCTGAGAGTCGGATATTAGGGCGTATCCTCATTTCAAGCACTACTCAATAATTGAAGCCGCCTCAGTGTAATTTATACTGAAATTTTCCCAAATTAAGCGATTAAATCAGCCAAAAAATACCATTTCATATTCATACAATAGGACTAGACCATTTTGTTTCGTTGGGTGAAATAGGGGCACGCCCTAATAAATTATTGATAGCTTGAAATAATATATTGAAAATAAAAAACTTATCTTTTGATATATGGGTTATACTGAAAAAGTTGGTTTAGTAATGAATTCACTTATCTCTGTCTTTCTATAGGTCTCCAAGATATTTTACTATCATAAATTTGTTAGTTTCTATTGATTGTTTCTTTAAGTTATCAGGTTCAGTTTTTATTAAGTAAACCTTAATATTGTTATATAAACATAAAAGGAATGATTAAATGTCGACTCAACAAACTGGTACAGTAAAATGGTTCAACGATTCTAAAGGCTTTGGTTTCATCACACCTGATAACGGAGGTGCTGAGTTATTTGCACACTTTTCAGCTATTACAAGCGAAGGCTTTCGTACCTTAGCTGAAAATCAACGAGTAAGCTTTAACAGTGAGTCTGGACCTAAAGGCCCTCAAGCCACTAATATTCAAGCCATTGCTTAATTACATTTAATTTAAATGTAGTGAAGTAAATTGGTGTTCATCAACCCGTCTTCATAGACGGGTTATTTATTAGCACAATGATTCTAAAAGCCAACTGAAGCGAAATTTTGATTTGTGCTGTCTGCTGACCATATCAACTCATAGGGAACATCCATGTTGTCAATTAAAAGCTTTACATTATATGCTCAACAAAACCTCGGCTATGATAGCCATGATTTGGTAACTTTAAATGATAAATTTAAAAAGCCAAAGATTCAAAGCGAATACCTCGAATGGCAAAAGTCTTTAAAAGTACTCAATCATTCAAAAAGGTGAGCCACTATAATTTGCCTCCTATTTAATGGATGTTATCAACCCAAACCACCTTGCACAGGTGGTTTTTTGTTTTATGATGCGCTCAAGGTGTCGAAACCTTTTTACAAAGCGGTCATCACTGCCGTCATTGAGTGATATTTTTCGTCCATAGAATTCGTGTATCTATTGTTTAGGCAGTAGTGCGTCAAAATCATGGTCGAGAGGGTGAGGAATACAATACCCGTAAGGGAAATAACTCCAGCCGTCTTTGTAAGGCTTTCGAACCTCTTGACCGCCCAATTGGGCTTTTAAATTTCGAAAATTACAAAGGAGTGTTCATCATGAACGCACTGACTTTCAATCAAGTTTCTTTGAATCCTGTTTCGCAACCTGACAATCAAATTTGGATTACTGCTACTGAATTGGCTAATGCATTAGGCTATAAAAAAGCCGATGCAGTTACGCAAATTTTAATCGCAATGAAGATGAATTTCAAGCAGTATGTCAATGACCCTCAAATGAGTGTCATTAGGAAAACGGGTAATATTATGATGCCTGTGAGAATTTTCAGTTTGCGAGGTTGTCATTTGGTTGCAATGTTTGCCAAAACTGAAATTGCCAAACAATTCCGCAAATGGGTGTTGGATTTAATCGAAACCGAAGCACAGAAGTTTACAGGACGCTCAACCACCACAGACGAACGCACAGGTTTGCGTGATGCGGTCAATGCCGTGGTCAGTAAAAAAGGTTTGTTGTATCCTGATGCTTACAAATTAGTGCATCAGCGTTTCAATGTATCCAGTATTGATGAGTTGACTTTGGAACAAGTTGGCGAGGCTACTGAATACTTGCACCGCTTGTTGCTCACCACTGAAAAGCCAAGTGGATACGTTTTAGAAGAACATCAAGTCAAAAACTTGGTCAATGCCGCCCAAAGCATGGATTGGATTTTCTGTTGGTTCAACCATTACAAAATGGCTTTGAGCGTCATCAATCCTAAAATGGTCAGCTCAGTGAGCGAACATTTCAAAGTTGTATGGATCCATACGCAAAACTTTGGCAGAAAACATGATATGGTGGCGTTGAATCACACGACGATGCGTGATTATCCTTGGGCTGCTGATTACGAGAGCCAAAAAGATTGGCGTAAAGCGGTGGGAATTTATAAGTAATGCTTTGGTTTGAATAGATGAAATGGTGGCGTCCTGTAGGGTTACAGGACGCTTTTTATGAATCAAAACAAATCAAATAAGTAACGTTTTTAATGCTATTGGTATGATTGCATAAAGTTGAAATAGTATTCATACCTCACGCCACCTAAACAAACCTTGGGCTATAATCAGCCAAAATCGAATAACCCATTCAGGTCAAGCCTGACTCAATATAAAGATACCAAACATGTCAGAAGAACAACTACGCCAACTGCAACGCCAATTGTGGAGCATTGCCGATGCTTTGCGCGGCAAAATGAATGCCGATGAATTCCGTGATTACATCTTGGGCTTTATTTCTACAAATACCTGTCTGAAAAAATGGTTGCTTATGCCAATAAGATATTGGTATCAGACAACTTGATTTACGACCAACTCAAGCCAAGTGATGAACATTACAACGCTTATATCAGTGCCGTTAAAAACAGCATCGTCAAAGAGTTGGGCTACTTCTTAACGCCTGCGGAATTGTTCCAAAGCATTGCCGAACGTTCTAAACAAGACAGCAGTGGCGCAGGTTATATTTTGGATGACTTGCAACAAGTGTTGCGCAACATTGAGCAATCGACTTTAGGTACGGATTCAGCTGACGATTTCAGTCATTTGTTTGATGATTTGGATTTGACCTCAACCAAATTGGGCAAAACAGCCGACGATCGCAATGAGACCATCGTACAAATCATTCAGCGTTTGGCTTTGATTGATTTTGATTTGGCCAATACTGATAGCGATGTGTTGGGTGATGCATATGAATACTTGATTGGTGAGTTTGCTTCAGGTGCAGGCAAAAAAGCAGGCGAATTTTACACGCCGCAACCAGTATCGACTTTGTTGGCGCGTTTGGTAACGGTGAACAATACCGAGCTACGCAATGTGTACGACCCAACTTGTGGTTCGGGCTCGTTGTTGTTGCGTGTGAAACGTGAAGCCAACAAAATTTCCAAGATTTACGGTCAAGAACTCAACCGCACCACTTACAACTTGGCCCGCATGAACATGTTGCTACACGACGTGCATTTTGCCGATTTTGAAATCAAGCAAGATGACACCTTGAAAAAGCCGCAACACTTGGATTTGCGCTTTGATGCCATTGTCGCCAATCCGCCGTTTTCAGCGCATTGGAGCGCTGACCCGATGCTGTCCAGTACCGATGAGCGTTTCAGCCAATACGGCAAGCTTGCGCCTAAAACCAAAGCCGATTTGGCGTTTGTGCAGCACATTGTTTATCAATTGTCAGAAGAGGGTACAGCGGCGATTGTGTTACCGCATGGCGTGTTGTTCCGTGGCGCGGCAGAAGGGCACATACGCCAATACTTAATTGAGCAATTGAATGTGATTGATGCCATTATTGGCTTGCCTGCCAATTTATTCTACGGCACCAGCATACCAACCTGTATTTTGGTGTTGAAAAAATGCCGTCAAAATCCGAATGATATTGTGTTCATTGATGCCAGCAACGATTTTGAAAAAGTCAAAACCCAAAACAAACTCTTGCCCGAACACATCGAGCGCATTGTAACGGCTTTGAACACACGCCAAAGCGAAGACAAATACGCATCTGTGGCAAGTATCGAGTCTATTAAAGCCAATGATTACAACCTTAATATTCCCCGATATGTGGATACGTTTGAAGCGGAAGCGGCGATTGATTTGAGCGCAGTGGCAGCGGCTTTGCGCCAAGTGAAAGCCGACAGCGTGGCGATAGAAGCACAAATTACCGATTTTTGCAGCGAATTGGGCATTGAAAACCCGTTTGCGGAGGGCAGCAAATGAATGTGCCTAAGTTGAGGTTTAAGGGGTTTCAGGACGCTTGGGAAGTACATAAATTTTCTGAAAATTTACTTTTCATAATACAAATTCTTACTCAAGAGCGTTATTGGCTGAGCAAGGTAGTATCATGAATATTCATTATGGTGATATTCATACGAAATTTTCTGCTTTGTTTGATGTAGCTAAGGAAGACGTGCCCTTCTTAAGCTGTAAAGTGGACACACAAAAATTGCTACAAACCAATTTTTACAAGTAAAAGACTTAATCATTGCTGATGCTTCAGAAGATTATAAAGATATTGGTAAAACCATTGAAGTAGTGAACTTAAATAACCAAAAGCTGTAGCTGGGCTGCATACTTATATTGCCCGTCCAAATTCACCTAGTGCTTTGGGATTTAATAGTTATTTGATGCAAACTTTTAAGGTTCGAGAGCAAATACAAAAATTAGCAACAGGGATTTCGGTTTTAGGTATTTCAAAAGGAAATTTAGGGAATGTTGAGTTAAATATACCTTGTCTACAAGAACAAACCAAAATCGCTTCTTTTCTATCTGCGGTGGATGACAAAATCGCGGCTTTGCGCCAAGAACATGATTTGTGGCAGCAATACAAGCAAGGCATGATGCAGCAATTGTTCAGCCAAAGCTTCGCTTTCAGGACGATAATGGTCAGGATTTTCCTGATTGGAAAACCACAATATTTTCTGAAAAATTTACTTTTCATCAGACAAATTCTTACTCGAGAGCTTTGTTATCTGAACAGGGTGAAATTATGAATATTCATTATGGGGATATTCATACAAAATTTTCTAGCTTGTTTGATGCGACTAAGGAAAAAGTACCTTTTCTAAGTGCTGAGGTTGAGATTAGCAAATTAGATGAAGAGCGGTTTTTAAGAGTTGGTGATTTGGTCATTGCAGATGCTTCTGAAGATTATAAAGATATTGGTAAAACCATCGAAATAGTGAATTTAGGCAATCAAAAACTTGTTGCAGGTTTGCATACTTATATTGCTAGACCGAAACAGGACTTTGCTTTGGGATTTCATGGTTACTTAATGCAAACTTTGGCAGTTCGTGCACAAATTCAAAAATTGGCTACAGGTATTTCTGTATTGGGTATATCTAAAACTAATTTAGGCAAGGTAGAAATAAAAATACCAACTCTTGCAGAGCAGACCAAAATCGCCGCCTGCCTTTCATCCATTGATGCCAAAATCGACGCTTTGGCGCAGCAATTGGAACAAGCGCGTGTGTGGAAGCAAGGTTTGTTGCAACAGATGTTTGTGTGAGCGTTTAAAAACAGCCAAAGCCGCAGCCCTGCGCTTTGGCTGTTTTTACAGGACGCTTGTAAAGCTTACAGGACGCTTACTAAAGCGGCCTGTAAATAAAACAATATTTCAAAACCAATAAGGGACAAGCTGTATGGACAGTATCGATGTGGCTGTAGATGAATTATCACGTTTGCAAAGCGTGTTGGAGCAAGCGAAGTCTTTGCACACGAGTAAAAAGAAATGACGTTTTTTGATACGGCTTTGCGCAAGCATTATGAAAACCCGACCACAGAGTTGTTGGCGTTTTTTTTAAATTCAGAAAATGAGCATGGATTAAACGGGGTGTTTTACCAAGGCTTGTTGGCGGCTTTGCGTGAGTGTGGCGTGGCACAATCGGATACCGAGGCTTGGGGCGATGTGCAAAACGTACACACCGAGGTGGTGACCAGTAAGGGGCGCATTGATTTGTTGATTGAAACCGATCAGGCAGTGTTGGCGATTGAATGCAAAATTGGTCACCATCAAAACAATCCGTTTACTGATTATGAACGCTATGTTCGCCAACATTATCCAGGCAAAAACAGGTGTTTTTGATTTTGTGTGTGGATGGAAAAAGCCATGCTGCAGCTTGGACAGGGCTGTCTTATCGCACATTGGCAACGCACACTAGGCCGTTGTTGGCAGAGGCTTTGTTAAACCAGCCGTATAACAAATGGACTTTGTTTGCGCGGGAATTTTTAATGCATTGGAACAATTGGGGGTGGATGTGATGAATGAGCAGCAAGTGGATTTTGTGGTTGAGCATTTGGGTGACATTAAGAAAATGGTGACGTTGCGTGATGATTTTTATCGACATGTCCGTGATCACATTACTGAGGCGTTGGAAAACCAATTAAAAGGTTATGAAGTTCATTATCGGGTGCATACTTGGCCAAATGGTCCTGCTTTGCGTTTTGCTAATAATCATTGTCCAACATGGACTGAAGTGGTTGTTAATTTACATATCGATGAGAAACCTTTGCAATATAGTTTACAAATTCGTATTGATAAACAAACAGACGCATTGGTGAAATTGGCTTGTAAAGAGTTGAAGAAGTTATCTTGGATAGTTAATGATGGAGACAATACTTGGGCTGAAATTAATGGTCGTTATTGGGTATGCGCTTGGGAGGGTGGAGACTTTGACTTAACTGAAGTCTGTAATGAAGTGGTGACATTAATGCGGATTTTGATGAAAGTTGAAGCGGCTAGAGCAGCTTAATTTTTAAGTTAACGACCAAAACATGCCCAGATGCTTACAAAATCCTCTGAGCATGTTTTATACTGTGAATGATGACAGTATCATCTAAATAAAAAGATTAAGCTTAAAATATAAGGGGAAGTGGGTTTGGTTCAAAGCGAATACGAATTGGAAAAAGCCTTATTGGTACAATTGGCTGGTACGGGTGATAGCAAAAGTGGTTTGGGTTATGACTTGGTGGCTTTGCCTGATGAAGCGACCATGTTGCGCAATCTCAAACGGCAATTGGAAGTATTCAATGAACTCACCACACCTTTGAGCGAGCGAGAGTTTCATTTGGTGCTTAATTATTTGAGCCAAGGCAGTACGGTGTTTGAACGGGCGCAGATTTTGCGCAGTCGTTACCAATTGCAACGCGACAATGGTGATACCCATAGCATTCAATTCATCAACCAAGAACATTGGTGTCAAAACGAATTCCAAGTCACACAACAAGTGACAATACACAATCCCCAACAAAATACCTATAAAACCCGTTTTGATGTGACGATTTTGATCAATGGTTTGCCTTTGGTGCAAATTGAGCTCAAGCGTTTGGGTGTGGATTTGAAAGAGGCGTTCAATCAAATCGACCGTTACCACCGTGATTCGTATTGGGTGGGTCATGGTTTGTTCTTGTACACGCAGATTTATGTCATCAGCAATGGTGCCAGTACCAAGTATTTTGCCAACAACCACCAAGCCAGCTTCGATTTTACTTTCTCTTGGGCAGACAAAGACAATAATATTTATTCGGACTTACACCAGTTTTCTGATCACTTTTTGCGCCCTTGCCATGTGGCAAAGATGATCACGCATTACACAGTGTTGAATCATGGTGACAAAGTGTTGATGCTGTTTCGTCCGTATCAGTTTTATGCGGCGGAGGCCTTGATTGAGCGAGCCAAGTTATCGAATCAAAACGCTTACATTTGGCATACCACAGGCTCAGGCAAAACCTTAACCTCGTTTAAGGTCAGCCAAGTGATACAGACCTTGCCAGAAGTGGATTTGGTGATGTTTGTGGTCGATCGCAAAGACCTTGATTACAAAACAGCAATTGAATTCAATCATTATACTGATGGTTGTGTGGATACGACCACCAACACGTCGTCGTTGATTAAGCAAATTACAGATAGCCAAGCGCAAGGCGGCAAGAAAAAGCTGATTGTCACCACTTTGCAAAAGCTGAATATTGCGGTGACTAGTCCAAAATATTTAAATCAGATTTCGTATTTGCAAGATAAGAAAGTGGTGTTCATTTTCGATGAATGCCATCGAAGTCAGTTTGGCCAAACCCATCAGAATATCAAAAAGTTTTTCACCAAAGTACAGATGTTTGGCTTCACAGGTACGCCAATTTTAGAAGAGAACGTCAGTCGAGCCAATGGCATCCCTCAGACCACCAAAGACTTGTTCAATGAGTGTTTGCACAAATACGTGATTACCGATGCCATTCGTGACGACAATGTGTTGCGTTTTTCGGTTGAATACGTGGGTAAATACCAAGAAAAAGCCCAAGAGCGGGTTTCTAACAATGAATTGGACATTGTTTCAGACTTAGAGCCCGAAGATGAAGATGTAACTGACCATATTCAAACCACGGCCAGTAAAGAGACTTTGGAAGACGAGCGCCGTTTGGAGAAAATTGTTCGTTATATTGTGGATGCACATCCAAAGAAAACCAACCGTTATCAATTCAATGCCATTTTCTGTGTCAGCAGTGTGCAGGCTTTGATCAAGTATTACCAGTTGTTTGAGAAAGTCCAAGCTGAAGCTTTGGCGAATAATCCTAATTATCGGAAGTTGAAGGTAGCGACCATTTTCAGCTATGCCGCCAATGAAGCTGAGAACAAAGATGGGCAGCAAGACATGGGTGATGATGGTGAGCAGCCTCAAGTCAGTCGTGACCATTTGGAACGTTTCATTGCCAATTACAATCAGCAATACGGTTCACAGTTCAGTTTGAAAGATACTGCAAGCTTTTACAACTACTACCAAGACATCACCAAACGAGTTGAGAAACACGCCAAACAGCCACAAGAGGCGCAAATCGATATTTTGCTGGTGGTGAACATGTTCTTGACCGGTTTTGATGCCAAAACTTTGAACACCTTGTATGTGGATAAAAACCTGAAATACCACGGTTTGATTCAAGCTTTTTCACGTACCAATCGCATTTACAATGCTTCCAAAACCCATGGCAACATCGTTTGTTTTCGCAATTTGAAAGACAAGACCGATGAGGCTGTCACCTTGTTTGCCAATACCAATGCTAATGAAACAGTGCTGTTGCAGCCATACAGTGAGTATTTGGCCAAATATCACAAGGCTGTGGATGCTTTATTGGGTATTACTCCGACGGTACAAAGCGTGGATGCTTTGGCTGATGAAAATGAACAAGCTGAGTTTGTAAAAGCCTATCGTGACTTATTGCGTTTGCAAACAACGTTAAAATCGTTCTCCGACTTCAATACAGACGATTTGGCGATGGACGACAATACATTTGAAGGTTTCAAATCGAAATACTTGGACTTGTACGACAAGGTCAAACGCCATAAGAAAATTCCTACTGACGCACCAGCCGCCAAAACTTCGGTTCTGGACGAGTTGGATTTTGAAACTGAGTTGATCCATACCGACATCATCAACGTCGCCTACATTCTGAATCTACTCAAAGGCGTGGCCGATGAAGACCATAGCGATTGGATTTCAGGACAAGAAACCTTTATGCGCAAAGTTCAAGCCATTTTGGACATTGCCTCTAAAGAACCTAAATTGCGGGTGAAGTTGCCGTTGCTTGAAAAATTTGTGCAAGAAGTGTTGCCAGGCATTCAATCAAGTGAGGCGTTTGATACAGCTTTTGCAGACTTTTGGGAGCAAGAAAAACAGCAAGCCATTCATGATTGGTAGAAGAAGAGCAATTGAAAGATGAATGCTTCCAAACAATGGTCGAAAGCTTTATTTTTACCAATACCATGCCGCGTGATGATGAAATCGCCAAGAGCTTGTCTTTTGTGCCAAGAATTTTAGAACGCGAATCCACTTTGACACGAATTAAGGCAAGGTTTGAAAGGTTTGTGGGGCAGTTTGTTGAGGGATGGTGTGAGTGTTGGAGATTCACCTGCAGCATTGATTGCAGCTGCTGAAGGCTTCAAGGATTTTACCCTGAAACTTGGTTTGCAGGCACGCTTGAATTCACCATTGATGATGAAGGTACTAATTGGTCCATGTTTGATGAGGATATGGAGGCGAGGATTTGGGTTAGAGTTTGGACTGAGGATGAATGAAAGACGCCACCGATTTGGTGGCGTTTTTTTATAAATAACATTAGTATGTTATTACATTTGAATATATTTATTATTACTTGGAAATAAAAATGCTCATTGTTGACATTGTCTAGTTGAACGGGATATGAAAGCAAGTTACTTGAAAATAATCTCAATTTGCTTAAATACAACAATGTTTATAATATTAAACCTAATTTATGATAATGCGATTATCATAATAATAAGCTTTCAGATATATTGTATCTCTTACTTACTAAAGTGATTTTTATTAAACATATTTAATTGGGCTACTTAAATAAATTTAAAATAATAATTTGGCTGTATTTTATAGTTATTGCAGGCAATATAAACAAACTGTACAATATTCTGGATAACATTTTGATTTTTATTAGGTATTCTAATTTTCAAAAAATTAGGTCTACATTATGAATCAACAGAACCAAAAAATAACAAAAAGAGTCTTAGAAGTAGCAGAGAATGTTTGGGAAAAACATATTCTAGTGCCCAAAAAGTATTGGGTGCCATTAATAATAATGGTTATAACTATAATTTAGTTAATGGGTGTGTAACTCCTAGTGTTGATCAGATTATAGTAATACTTAAAACAATGTTAGTTAGACTTGATAGCCTATCTAATTTGACTCCTGTTTTGTTTCTCATGAGCAAAGTTATGAGATTGAAAAGGCGCTTATCAATTCAAAACAGGTTGTGTTGCAACTTGAGTCAATTATGGTTGCAATGTCGAATAATGACTTAGATGAATGTGACAAATTATTTAAATTGCTGGAGCAACAGCAGTTTTAAACTAACTTAAGGAGTATTAACATGCAAAATACATATGATCAAATCAATTCATTATTAGATGAATTAGAGTCTTTATCTTTACAAGTTGAAAAAAAATGTGATGAAATTGTAACGATTATCATTAATCAGAATTTAAAAGCAGCAGCGTAAATTCAAAGACAAAAAACGCCACCAATTTGGTGGCGTTTTTCTATATTTTTAATATTCGTCATACTCAAAAATACCCAACCAAATTCATAAACTGCAGCCCCCGTAAAACCTCAGCAGGCATGGTTGCCTCTGTATGCAGCTTCACACATTCAAAATAATCCATCCCATATTGAGCGGCCACACGCTGCAGCATCTCAATGCCTGTATCTGAGCCGCAAAGTACGTACACCACACGGTTTTTGGCTTGAGATTGCAAAGCCTCTAATGATGATTTGGCTGCAGCATGCAAAGCGTCCTGAAATTCGGTGGTGTCTTGGATACCCTCAATGGCCACCATTTCGTCAATCAACGATAATTGAAAGTTATTTGGATAAGTGTTGGTCGTCATGGCAAATCTCTATGGGTCAAATTAACGGTAAGTGTCTTAGTGTTAAAAAGGCGCTTTAAACAGTGGTCAGCATGTTCATGAAGCCTTTCATGCCAGATAAAACAGTTTGGGTACCACAGTATTTTTTGAAATACAGTGCTGTGGCCAAGATGGCAGCTGCGCCATTGCCGACGTTTTGAACCTGATAATTGAAGCGGCCTGAATCTTTCAAGCCTGCAATCTGTACCGAATCGGACACGTCGTGTTTTTGTAAACTAGGCTCCAATACAATCGTGCCTTTGGCTTTGAGCTCTTTGTATGCCTCAATGGCAGTGATGAATTGGGTTTGGTCAAACAATAAGGTGGCACCAATACCATCTAAATCAGTGATCAAGATAAAGCCGTCCTGTAAACCAAACTTAGGTGGCGTTTCTTCTTGGGTGCAAATCAAAGTTGGTTTGCCATCAATGTCCATCACCATAGACAAAATGCCTACGGGTTTGCCTTCATAGCTGCCAAACGAGGCACGAATCATCACTTCTTGTGACATGGGGAACGCTCAATTTAAGGGTGGTTGGTGGGCTTATTATCCAAGCATCCCAATAGATTTGATTGTGAGTTCCCTATGCCGATTGATTCCATGCGTGTGGGCCATGCTTATCGTGAGATGCGTAAAGCGTCGCAACATGCCAAATCCTACCAATTGAACAAAGTCCATTACGTTCAGCCACGCCAAGTGTTGGATCACAGTCTCACCAATCAATTCGTGTATAAAAACCGTGCGGATTGGTTGGTGGCTGCTGCTGTGGTGGGCTTTAATGATGTGGATTTGCCGGTGCAAGAAGGCGCGCGTCGTTTTATTCCCATGAGCCAAGCCATTGCCATTACCAAAGCCACCGCAATGCTTAAAACCAAATCTGGCATGAGTTTGTATTGATATGGCCACACGAAATAAAGTAGTTGCCGAAAACAAAGAAGCCATAGCCGCTTTAACGGTTAAACAGCAGCTGGATGTGATTGAGGCGCGAGAAAAACGCGCTGAGCAAGAGCGCACCGAAGCGGGCAATATATTGGCTTTGGGCAATGCCTTGGGTTTAAAGCCGACGCAAGTTGAAGAGGTATTGGCCAAAATCAATATTGCCAGTGGGGTGATGACCGAAGAATTGACCCGTGATGATTTGCAGCATTTGGCCAAAGCGATGGACGAGTTGCAAGACAAGTTCAAATCCATGCAAGTACGCGGTGGCATTCATCCACGAACCGTGATTAACAAAAGCCGTAAGGTCGATTTGTTGCGTTGTGAAACTGAAATCAATACAGCGGTGGCAGCAAGACGTGACAAAGAAGGCGTGGTGGTGTTTCGGGTCAATGCCAGTGCCAAGTCCAAACAAACCCACCATGCGGTATCGGTACAGTTTTTGGATTTTCAGGCCGCCATTTCAGGTGGCCGAATCAGCAATAAAATGGCCGAAGCAGTGGCACGCGGTCCTATTCGTTTTGATTGTGATTGTGGACGCCATCGATTTTGGTACCGCTATGTGGCTACCGTAGGCGGCTTTGCGCAAGGCAAGCCTGAGACGGGTTTTCCTAAGGTACGCAATCCCAAATTGGGTGGCATTGCTTGTAAGCATGTGTTACGTGTGATGTTGGTGTTGACCAAATCGCCTGCTTTCACTGCCTACATGAAACAATACATTGCACAAATGCGTGGGAATCCAACGCCCAAAGCCAAACCATGGGTAAAAAGCAGATTGAACAATTGGCAGAGCAAATCAGCCAAGAGGCTTGGAACAAAAAGCGCATCCGCCAACATGCCAATGCGGCCATTCCTGCTGACATGACCGATGCTTTTAGCAGCAACAGCCGCAAAGCCAAAAGCATTGCGGGTGTGGGGATGACACCATCCGAGATTGCCAAAGCCAAAGCGCAGGCCAAAGCCGCCAATATGGAGGCGATTCGTGAAATCAACCGTCAATTGAACAATCCTGAAATTCAGCAAAATACGACTCCCGAGGTCTTTGCTCAGATTCAAAAGCTTTTGGAAGGAGCCAAACGTGGGTCTTGATTGGAGCAATGGCAATCCTTTATCGAATGCCAACAACCGTGCCAAGCGCATGGTGGTGATGAATCACATCTGGTCTCAAGACGTGGTGGTCTACCGTAAAATCTCGCTGCGTCCTGATGAAGACAATGATCCTGACAATGCCGCTACATTCGGTGGTGCAATGCAAATGGGCATGGAAGATGAAGCCGATTATGAATTGGAAATTGTGGGAGCGGGCAAAATGGTGTTTGCCAGTCAATATGGTGGTGCGGAACATGCGGGCAATTGGCAGACCTTCAATGTGAGTAACGGTGATGTGCCAGTATTAATTGAGCCGGTTATAGAAGGCGAATTCGAAATCAAAAAACATGACAGGGTGTATGTGATTTTGCCTGATTTTGCTTATGGTTATCAGGTGTCCAGCATTACATCGCCTTCTAGTTTGCCGCAAGGACGCTCCAGTGTGGTGTATTTGCAGCCGTTAGAACAGGCTTCAAACCCTGATTTCAATGATTTGATTTAAATTAAAAGCCCACTATGTGATGATATGAGTGGGCTTTGATTTTTGATTTTAAGTATTTCGGATTTGTAAATTCAGTTTGAAAAATTTTGAGCCGTTCTTTTCTTCAATAAGTTTACCAAAACCATGGCGTGAAGTAGATGGCGTATCAAGTTTTGTATTTTCAAATAAGTAGTTCATTAAAATATTACGCTTTAAAGTGTGATACAGCAGTAAGTCACCTAATTTACGTACTACGATAATGCCATTTGAGCTGTAATTGCCATCCCACAGTTTACTTGGGAACATCCCAAGCAACATGGCTTCTAACAATCGTTTTATTTTGATTTTTTCTGAGTCATCAGTAATCAACTGTGAGATTTCAGAGCCACTACCAGAGTAGTACTGCAACAGTAAATTACCTAAAATTTGAGGCATGCAGCTGTCTACTCTGAAAAGGTTTTCTTCAAAGGTTGGTTTTTCACATTTATCAAATGTAAAACTACCGCCGTGCTCTAAAATATAGGCAATGCGATCACGTACTTTATTTTTGGTATCGATTGAGTTGACATCATCAATTCTGCCTTGGAACCCATTTACTTCGAAAATAAAGTTTGTATTGGATGAGGCATTTAAAAGGGTAGGGTTGTTACCTAAAAATGATTTAATTCCCAGTGGGTCATTTTCAATGCACATATGTTGATAGTTAAACCCCACACTCACATCTTTTTTTGAAAAGAGCTGCCTTTAAATGAATTGATTTTGAGTGTTTCAAGTATATTTTGATCTTGTATTTCAAAAGTTGCTTTTGAATTAACAATGTCATTTTTAAGCTGATTCAGGCGTTCTTGGTTTAATATTTCATCAATATTGTGCTCTGATATTAATATGCCATTTTCTGAAATAATTAATTGATTATTTTGTATGGTGTATTGATATGGTTGGTCATTATGTTGCAATGAAAAAACAGTAATAAAGTCGTTTGTGTTTAAAATATTGGTATTGGTATCACCAAATTTTATTTGAGGATTTTGAATTGCTTTTAAAAAAGCATACAGCTCTCCCCATTCCCCTTTGTTGAAATTTGCCATGCCGTCACTTTCACTTTTAGATATCTGATTTTGTTCAAGGTATTCTTTTACTGCGAGGCCTACATGATAAACTACGTCAACACAAACACTGTTTCCCAATTGCTTCATGGCTTGTGTTTTTGATTTTGATAATTGAAATGCATCAGGAAAGCCCATCATGCGCTTTCCTTCTTTTGGAGATAATCGTACCTCTTGGCCATTAACTAAATAGCCATCCCAGTTTCTTCGATCGTTTAGAGGTGAGCCTTTGCCACCTACGCGCAATGTAAAACCAATTTCGCGAGAACAATCTCCTTCCCATACGTCTGACATAGTCATTGTGGTGCCAGTTGGTTTTGGGAATTCAAAACTTGGTACTGTGTTTACAGTATGATTGTTGAATCCAACAATATAGATTCTAGGTCGGTGTTGAGGTCGGCCAAAATCAGTAGCTTTGATGATTTTAAAATAAACAGTGTAATTAAGTTCTTTTTCAAGAATGTCTCGTATTGTTTGGAAAGTTCGGCCTTCATCATGTTTAAGAAGATGACGTACATTTTCTAAAATAAACGCGTTAGGACGTTTTTCTTTAATAATATCTGCTATGTAATGAAATAAATTACCACGCTCTGATTTGTGAACATCATCAAAGCCGCGCTTGTGCCCAGCTTGCGAAAACGGCTGACATGGAAATCCACCACATAAAATATCATGGTCTGGAATGGCATCAGGACTAATAGAGCGTATGTCCTCATTGAAAATCTCATCAGAAATCTTGTGATTGAGTTTATAAACTTCTCGAGCATGAGAGTCTATCTCAGAAGCAAAAACACAATTCATATCAAGACGGGATAGAGCAAGGTGAAAGCCACCAATACCAGCGAATAAGTCGATGAAGTTCATAAATTATGGTTTTTTATTTTTTAAATATAATGGCGTATTTTATCATATTCAGTAAACAGTCATTGTTAGATTAGCTTTTTGCGAATCGAAAGCAATATAGGGAACGCTGCGAAATCATACTTGCAATCAAAGTGACAATACGACATGCCAACAACGCATGTCGTTTTTTTATTTGGAGAAAAAGTATGCCACAACCTGCAGCCAAGAGCATGACACCGTCTGTTCAAAATCAAACCAACCAATTCATCAAACAAACCTTGGACAAAGTCACAGGTGGCAAGCCAAGCAATATTGCTGTGTTTGATGATGCCAATGTACAAGATCATTTGCGTGATAGTGGTGCGCCACAAGTGGTGCAAGACTTGATGGCAGTATTACCTGAAACCGTGACTTTTGCCGAAGGTGCTGCACCTTACAACACTGCCTCTTTGGTGATGGATTCGATTGCCAAATCCGAAGCCATGTTTGCTCATGAACATGGTCATGCAGCACCTGCTTGGGTCGCTGACGATGCTTTGCGTTCGACGCTGCCATTGGTATCAAAAAATTATGCGGAATTTTTGGGTTTACCAAGCCAATTTTTAGGCAGTCAAAAAACCGTATTCGATGATGTGAACAGTGCTTCAGGCGGTGCGATGAGCGTGAGCCAAGTGTTGACTGCGATTGTGATGGCTTATTCTGAACCGATGCCGTTCAGTGGCCGCATTGCCATGGACCAAGGCTTGGAAGGTCGTGTGATTTTGGTGGGTCATCGAGCTGCTGCCGCTTCAGGTGATTACGCACAGTACGCCTCATTAGATGGCTTGAATGCGGGTAAGCCGTTCTTGATGTCACAACGCATGGCTCAAGCCGTTGACACCAGTGGCACTTGGGCTGCAACGATTAAAAATGCGTCAGTCGATGCGGCAGGTTCACCAATTTTGCCGTCAGCAGTGGGTGTGTATGTGAATGGTTTGTTGGTCGGTCAAAGCAATCCTATGGCCAATCGTTCTGATACCACCATTACCTTCTCACAATCGTTCCATTTGCCAGGTACAGCTGCAGGTACAGCGGTGACAGTGACAGGTAACGCTACCACAGGCGTTTTGTCCGCGGTGTTTACACCGGCATTGGCATCAGGTTCAGTGGTTGAATTCAGTGCCGCGATTGATTTTGAACATGCCAATATGAAAGGAAAGCGTCCAGTGGTGGAATCACACGCCACCATCAAGTCCATTCGTGCAACGTATGCATCTGCTTTGTACAGTGTGTCACAAGAAGCACGCCACCAATGGGCAGTAGATGTGAAGTTGGATCAAAGTTCACAAAACATGGCTGCCATTCGTACCCAAAGTGTGGCTGAGCGTCATCATTTGGCGGTGCGTCGCATGTGGCGCATTGCTTCAGCCCATGTATTCAATTTTGAAATGGACAAAGCCAACCGTATGAATGAGCGTTCCATCACCAGCATTATGATGGATTTGGGTCAGGCGATTGAGGCGGCCAATTTGGACATGATTGTACGCACCAATTTAAATGGTATTGGTGTGATTTATGTCGGTGCGTCAGCGGCTTCGTATTTGGGCACCTTGCCACCTGAAATCTTACAAGCATCCAATGTGAAACCACGTGCAGGCACTTATCGTTTGGGTCGTTTGTTGGGTAAATATGAATTGTATTTCAGCCCAATTCCTGAATTAGTTGCCACTTCTGATGGTTTCCCGATGTTGTGTATCGGTACGTCCGATCAAGCAGGTGCCAATCCTTACATCACTGGTACTGCGTTGGGTGCGGCGGTTTCACCATTGGCTACCACAGTAGATGGCATCACAGGTCAATTTGTGTTTGAAGCCGGTGTAGACACCGTCAATCCGCATTTGCAGTGTGCTGATTCTGCAGCTTTGATCAATGTGAAATTTTAATTGAAAGGTGATGCAACCATGTCTGAAGACACTCAAAAAGACGTGGTTGCTCAAGCTGGCGACACTGCCAGTGTTGAGCAACCTGTAATTAAATTGACGGCGGCACAGAAAAAAGCAGCAGCGAAAGTGAAGGCTGAAAACACACAAATGGCATCTGTATCTGAAGCCGTGGAAGTTGAAACAGCCAATGCATCTGCACCATTTGAGCCTGAACGCTATCCAGCCACAGTTTTATTGGTCAATCGTACTTATGCCACCGTCGCTTACCCAGAAGTTGGCAATGTGTGTTTGCGTGGTGGTGAGAGCCAAGTGGTGACGGTTAAAACCGCTGAAATCATGGCGACACTGCAGCGCAATGTAAATAGCTTTAACGGCATTGGCAAATGGGTAGCACCGCATGGTGTGTTCATTGAAGCGGTGCCTGAAGCACAGCAGGAGTAACTTTATGGCACAAAATACTTATCAACGCCAATTAGTGGGTCAACAGTCAGGCGTACAAGTCAATATTCCTTATGACCGTACCGAACGTTTGTTGCAAGAAACAGGGGACCAAACCTTTGCCACTGTGGGTGTGTTCACTCGTGGACGCATAGACAAACCCATGTTGGTGGCTGCCAGCAAAATGAAACGTTATTTGGGTGAGCCGCAGTCTTTGCGCAAGACCCAAACGGCCAGTACGTATTTGCAAATGGTTGAAGCTTTCAGTCGTGGTGCAGCAGCTGCAGTAGTGATGCGTTTGGCCAGTGATGCGGCTTCGAATCAATGGATTTTATTGAGCCATGCTGAAGAATCACAAATCAGTTTGGTTGAAGAAGTCCCAATCTCAGGCACGTGGTTCATGGCGGTTAAATTGGCGGACTGTATCAATGCTGGTGTGTGGGTGTCGTTTGAAAAAGGCAAAAACAATACTGAAATCAGTTTGGTGGTACGTGAGCGCAAGACTAACAGCCGCGGGGTTGAAGTGGGTACGGGGGATGTGTTGTACACCGTCACTGGCTCCACAGATGTGGATGCCACTGATGACTTGAATCAGTCTTATTTCATTGCCGATGTGGCACAACGTTATTACGGTGATTGGTTGAGCATTGAGGTCAATCATGATGCCCATGCGATTTTACCTGATGATGCGTTGTTTGCTGCCAAACAAGCCAAAGCTGTGGTGCCTTATACCGATGCAGGTGTGTTGGCAGATATCCAATACGTGGCGGCTGCCAATCAAATTGGCAATACTTCTTTGCAATACCGCTACATCATGTCGGATACCAATCATGTGGCTTTGGTGTTTGCTTTAACCCAAGTAGCGATTGCTCAAAACCGCCGCATGTACCAAGCCATTGATGGCATGTTGTCACCTGAAGCGGCGATTGCGTGGAAAGACCAGTTTGAAATTGATGACCAAGAGGCAATGTATGTCGGTTGGTTATGGTCACCGCTTGAGCGTCAAGACCCGACTTACAAAAACGGCATTGTGTTGATGTCGTCTGTTGGTCAAAAAGTAGGTTTGGCTTGTGCTCGCAATGCCACTTACAACGCTTACGGGATGCCTGCTTTACAGCAACCGATTGCGGGACGAGATTACCAGTTGATTGGTACCAAATTCAATCAAACCCAATATCCGAACGATTTGGAATTGGCGCAATTGGCAGAAGCCAAAATCAATCCTTGTCTTTACCAGGAATACCATGATACCAGTGGTTATGTATGGGCAGATTCTTTGTCGGGTGCCAATAAATCAGGCATTTCCAAGTTGGAAAGTGCGGCTGAGATTGCCATTTGGTTTCAACATTATTTTGGTCGTTATGCCAAAAGTGTGTTGCAAAAGCCTATGACTGATGCCATTCGCGCAATGGAAGACCAATTGCAGCGTGTGTGCGAATGGGCGCAAGCGTCTGATTGGTTGGTGCCAAGTGCGTCTTTAGATGGTGCGGCTTTTGGCTATGTGGTGCGTCCGAATGAACGTTATCCGGATGACGAGATGGATGTGACCATCAACTTGGCCATCAATGGTGTGGTACGCCGCATCTTCATTGATACCAATATGTACTCGATTGATTGAAGGGAAACACGATGATTGAAAATTACTTAAACGATTTGGCACATCAAGTCACGCAACCGATGGTGCCGCACAATGCCCAAGTGGTGTTTGATAGTGTGGTGGTCGAAGCCAAAGATGCAGCAAGCCAATATGAATTGACCAATTTGCGTTTGTTGGTCGCCAGTGCCTTGATTGCTTGGGCGGAAACCGATGACTTGCAAGAAGGTGAAACCCCAACTGATCGTTTGAACGCTTTGTTCATGGGCATTGTGGATTTGGACAAAGATGGTGACATCAGCAGTGATGAATCCGATTATTTGGACATGGCATTGAGTGTGGCCGCCGAGTGGCTGCAATTGCAAGGTGTGGTCAATGCTGACATTGATGCTTTGTTGAACGACGATGACGACGATGTGGCTGAAAACATCATTGATTTGCTGACTGGTGTGTTGCCAGATGGTGATGATGCCATTCAGGAGGCCATCAATGAATTTGCGGGTTTGGGTGCAGCGATGGACAGTGCGGTTATGGATGCCACTTACAAAAAAGTGGTGGCGGTGCGAAATGGCCAAAAGGTTAAAATCAAAAAACGCATCAGTGGCAAAGTGCGTTTGACGGCAGCCCAAAAGCAAGCCATCAAAAAAGCACAGCGTAAATCACATAACGGCGCGGCACGTATGAAACGCGCCAAATCAATGCGCAAACGCGCCAAAATGGGCATGTAAGGTTTTATAGGAGCGTAGGGCATGACGTGGTTCAATGATTTGGTGGCTGCTGGTGTTGAGGTTTTGCAGCAAAAGTACACCATGAAGTCCAATTGGGGTTCTTTGAATGCCAATTTGTTTGCCACCATCATGCCTTGCGACAAAGATGGCAATCCGATTGCTGGCGCGATAGCCGTTTCAGCGCCTTTAATTGATAGCGCCGACATGCAACAACAATTCAATTGGCAGTCTCCATTTGAAAACGTCCCACTAGAATCCAAAAATCCAACCTTGGCTGCACGTTTGCAATCAGGACAGGCAGAACAAGTAACACAATTGTTGGCAAGCAAGATGGAAGAATACGGTGGGGCAACGGGTGAATCGGTGGCAGGTATTGTGCGGCCATTGTCTGAAGTCATGGGTGCAGCCGAAGGACGCAGCGGCATTACCAAACTTAATAGCCGTCAGGTATTTGTCGGACATGAGCCGATTAAGTTTGAGCTGACTTTGGCATTTCGTGCCTACCAAGACCCAGTATCAGAAGTGACCAAGCCCATCAAAACCTTGTGGGCCATGGGTTATCCCGCCGAAATGGCCGAAGACATGATCACAGCAGCGGTGCAATCCACTGAAGAAGCGGCTCAAACTGGCGTGACATCCACCACTGATGGCATGAAAAAACTGATTGAAACCTTGTTTCCGACCATTGCCCCGACGTATGTGTCTTTGACTTACAAAGGTGAGACTTACAAGCCACTGGTGATTGAAAGCATTTCACGCCCTTTGATCAATCCTTATTCCAGCTTTGGTGATGTGTATGCCACGGTTCAAATCAGTTTGGGAACGCACCGAAGTTGGGATCAAAAAGACTTGCAAAATATCGGTCACAGCGCGGTGAATACCTTGTTTGACAATACCGCCAGCGCTGTATCCCGTTTATTCCAATAAAGGCAAACCCATGTTCAATTTAAAACAGCAACAGGCTGCCATCAATCAAGTCACCGCTTTGGGCGAAATCGCCATTGCCAGCGAGTATTTGATGGTGATTGAAGGTTATGAACACCTGAAATTTTTAACCAAAGGCTTTGCATTGCCTTTGGCATCAGCAGAAGACAAAATCGATGTGTTTTTAGCAGGTGGTATTGTCACTCATACCAGCCCAATGGCTAAAACCGACTTTTCACATGGTTTGACCATTACTGAAACGGTGCCAGGTCATGCTTTGGAACTGTTCGAAGCAGTGGCTTATGAACGCAGTATTACCCATCGAACCAAGTTCAATTTCACCATTTATCAAGGCACTGTGGAAGAGCATGTGCGCAAATGGCCATGTATTTCAGCTTTGTTACATGGTTTTGAGCCACCTGAAATCGATGGCGAGAACCGTACCCAAATTATGCAATACGCAGGTAGCATTGCTTACCACTGTTTTGGCAGCAAGAAAGGCAATATCTGATGCTGACCATCACTTCTTTGGTAACTGAATACCGCGACACCCATGTCACCACGCTTCTGGACGAAGTTTCTTTAGAAGCTTTGTTCATTGAAGCGGTGCATGAATATCAAGCATGGGCGGCTTTGAAAGTAGAGCAGCCACGTTTGCAAACAGTGGGTGAGGTTTCAGAGTGGGTCAGCGATGAAGTGGTGGTCAATGCCAATACCACTTTGAGTGCATCTGAATGGGGCATCATCAAACCTTTGGCATATTTTATGTCGAGCGCCAAGAAGCTTTGGTACAAGAGGCGAGTAAAAACCACATGCACGAATTGTTTGGGCGCACATCGAGCGAGATTGAGCAAGACATCACCGCTTACCGCAATGATCAATTGCGCCGTTTGGCATTTAGAATGCCCATCATCACTGTTTGATGTTTACAGGACGCTTTATGTCGATTTACCAACCCAGCTTATTCAGTAACATCACCACCACGGCCAGTGGTTTGCTGTCAGGGGTGATTGGCAGTGCAACTACAGCTTTGGGTGGTGCTGCTACCCAAGCCATCAATGGCAAGGTGTCAGGTGCTTTGAGCCAAACAGTGGCAGGTAATTTGGCCAATGCCGCCATTGGTATGGCTGCTACTGAAATCAACAAACGCGCCAATGCAGCGATTCAAAACTTGGGTTACCAAGTGGATGAGACCATCAACCAAAGTGCTGGCAAGGTGTTGTCGGCTTTGGGCTTGAGCAATTTTGGCCATCAAGCCCGCAGTGATCAAGATTTGCATTTTGCAGGTGGCTTGTCACTGAATGATATGAAACAAATCATTGAAGAAACCCGTGCAGATGAATTGTCGCGTAAAAATTTCTATGTGTTGCAAATCAATGACCGCTCAGGGCAAGCACCCACTGAGGGCAGCGATGGTAATCGCAGCTTGTTCAATTTGTTTACCACCAATTTGTCGTTCAATCCGATTGAAATCAGTGCAGAACAGATTCAAATTGGCTCAGGTACCATGAATATTCCGACTCAGAACGGGCTCACAGAGATGACTTTGAGCGTTTACGACACCATGACGGGCATTGTTAAGGATTGGGCCAAGCGCAAGGCTTTGTACCAAACCCCAAGTGATGGCACGGTGATGCCGCCTTATTATCACTGTTTTGATGTGAAAGTGATTTACGGTACCAACAAAGCCTACAAGCAATTTTACAATGAGACTTACACCATGATGATAGCAGGGAGCCAAAGCGATTTGGACCGCTCTGAAGAAGCTTTGGAACAAGTGTCATTGCGCTTTGTACAAGAATCCACCTTCATGCCCACTTGGATGTAAACCATGGCCAATCAATTACCGCACAATTCATCTTGGGCCAAATCAACCATTGGATACACACACCACAAAACGCTTATTTGGGCAGCAATTACGGCATTGATTTGTACCAGTATTTGCATAAGCCCATGACCCACCAAATGGCCGATGAAATCATTGCCAAAATGCGTGCCGACGTTCCTGTGTTGGGCAGTGTTGCCGAAGACAGTTTGAATATTTACAGCCGCAACGATGGTTTTGACAGCAAAATCATTGTGATTGAAGTGCAAGGCTATGCGTTGGAGTTTGATTTGAATCACTTAGCAATAAAAGATACAAAAAGATAATTTCTATTTCTATTTCTATAGAATATGCATAAATTCTTATCGAAAAACATAATTATTTATAAAATAAAATTTTTTGGTTATATATTAACAACATAAATATAAATTTATGACAATATTATGTCGAAAATATACATTCAAGATTGATTAAAACACTTTAGATTACCAATCCATTCATTACCCAACTCTAAGGCAAATCTATGACACAAACGCAAACACATATTTCTTGGGGGCGTGTTCTTACTTATGCAGGCGCCTTCATCGCTTTTTGATTGGTTCAGGTTTCGCTACTGGTCAAGAAGTAATGCAATATTTTACGGCTTACGGTTATTCAGGTATCTCAGGCATATTGGTAGTATTAGTGTTATTTTGTTATGTAGGACGTGAATTTGTCATTATTGGTAATCATCAACGCTTTGAAAATGGTGGTCAAATTTATGAATATTTATGTGGACGGTGGCTAGGTCGATTCTTCGATTATTTTTCTATTTTGTTTATTTATATGTCATTTATTGTAATGATTGGTGGCACTGGAGCAACTGTATCACAACAATATGATTTGAATCCTTGGATTGGTGCCTTGGGCATGGGCTTTGTCGTAGCGTTAACAGTTATCTGTGGCTTAGATAAAATTGTCGATGTTTTAGGTAAAGTGGGTCCTGCTATTGTAGTATTAACAATCATTTTAGGCGGAATTGCCATGGCCAAAATCCAGATGGCTTGGTATCCGTTAATGAGATTTTACCGAGTTTAAATTTGATGACTGCGTCGGGTCATTGGTTTTTTGCAGCCACTTCTTATGTAGGATTCTGTATGTTGTGGTTAGCTGGTTTCATGAGCTTAATGGGTTCATCCGCCAAGAATTTAAAAGAAATTACTCGTGGTGCAGTTTTAGGTGCGTTAGGTTTCAGTGCGGCATTAGCCATTATTGCTTTGGGTTTAATGGCTAATTTAGAATTGGTAGCAGGTTCTATGGTCCCTACTTTGAAGTTAGCTGGTTATATCCATCCTATGTTTGCTACAGCATTTTCTGTCATTGTTTTAGCTGGTATTTATACGACAGCAGTACCTTTGTTATGGCAGGCTTCGGCTCGTTTTACTAATGGTAGGTCAATTGGTTTTAAAATTTTAACAATAGTTTTAACCGTAATAGGTGTTTTTGTTGGAATGAAAATTCCATTTGATCGTTTGGTCAATATAATTTATGTTATTAACGGTTATGTTGGGATTATATTATTGGCATTTTTGTTTATTCACACCATTCAACGTTTACGCCAAACAAAGGTATTAACCCTAAAGTCACAATAAATCTCATCATTGTAAAACATGAAATATTTTTATTAAAAAAGATAGGTTAGGGAACGCCTCGAAAATAGCGTTATAAACAGCCTGATAATAAGCCTGAATCCATTTTCAGGCTTTTTTTATGAGCGACGTTTACAGTAAGGAAGACTTCAAAGAAGCCGCATTGCGCATGTTGGTAGGCAGTGATACCGAATTGGCTGAGCGTGTGGCCATGGGCGATGTGTTTGTGATCGAGCACATCGGTGCCATAGCACAAATGCTGGCCATGTTATCGTCTCAAATTGGCTTGGGTGAAACTGAGTTTTGGACCAAAGCGCGGGACTCAATGGTGCTTGCCGATGCTGCCGCCCGTCAAATCTTTCCTTATGGGACCGCTTCTAAATACCGTTTTGCCATACACAATCCACAAGACATGGCTACCACAATCCATGCAGGGCGCCGCTTATTGGACAATCGCAACCGCACTTGGATGGTAACCGATGGTGTGGTGGTGCCTGCCAAGGGCCAAGCTTATGTTGAAGCCGAGCAATTGGATGAAATGCACTTTGTTCACACCGTCACTGAATATGAATCCTTTTACCAAATTGCCTTGCCACAACCGGCTGACAATCAATTTTTACTGAATGTGCAAGTAAACGATGTTGCTGGTGCTTTGTTTGAGCATGTAGAGCGCTTTAGTAATGTGTTGAAAGGTCAAAAAGTCTGGCATTTGCACGGCAATGAAATCATGGATTTATTTGTCACTTTTGGCTTAAAAGACAAGTTTGGTTATGTACCGCAAGTCGGTGAACAAATCAAAGTCACATTGCGTTACACCCATGGCGATGTGGTGCTCAAACAAGATTCAGAGTTGAGTTTGGAATATGTACAAGCTGGTGAAGAATATTTGAGCATTTATGCCGACAGTCAAATTCAGGCCGGTTCTGATGCGCCCAATATCACTGAATTGCGTGAAATCACTCGTTATCCGTCGATTTACGATGAAAACGCGGTGTATCTGGGCGAATTTCAAGCTCTGATTGAGCGCAAACACAGTCCTTTTGTCTTTTTATCGGTATGGAATGAGATTCGGGAAGAGCAAGCTCGTGGTGCCAATGTAAACAACATCAACAAGTTGTTTGTTTCTTTCATCAAGTCAGGCATCAATACCACTGCGATGCAAACCCAAATCAAAAATACCGTATTTATGGCGGATGACAGTTACCAATTGGTGTTTGTCCCTGCGGTAGAACAAGCCATTCACATTCAAGTGGCTTTGCAGTTGAAATCCATGTATGACGAGGGCGATGTCAGCCAACAAATCAAATTGTGGTTGTTGAATCAATACGGGCGCGATTCCTTGTGGGCAAAACGAGGTGGGCAACGTATTAACAACCGCAATACGGTGCGTGAATTGACCAAAGCGATTGCCCAATTTGCTGATGGAGGTAGTGATTTGTCTATGGTGATTGAGCAGCCACAAAATCACTTGCCTGAAGTATTTCAATATGTGAGTGCTGCATCCATCAGCATCACTAATACACCGATCTAGCCATGAAAGCGCTGATTCCCTTACAACAATCGCATGAACACGATGCTTTTGAAACCGAACTCAAGCAAGTGTTTGTGGCTTTGTATCAAACGCATTTGGCAGATGCGGCACAAAACATCAATGTTTATGGTACGCCTTACTTGGGCAACCGTGATTTGCTTCAAAAAAGCTTGGTTGCTGATGGTATCGGTAATTTTGAAGCAGAGAATGTTGATTTAAGCGTCCTGAAATATTTGCACATGGCACGTCGTTATCGCAATGGCAAACGAGGCTTGCATTTACTCAATACCTATTTACGTGCGCTTTGGCGAGACGATTACAAGGCGTATCAGCTGTATTTGTTAAAGATGGGTTTACGCTCAGGACGCTTCTTTGTTTTCACCGACGGACATTGAAGAAATGGGGCGGTCAGCAGAAGATTTTGTTTTAACGTCACGGGTTCGCATTGAATTGAGTCCTGACTTAACGCCAGTTGATGCAATCCCTAGCGATGTTGCCAATTCATTAGACGACACTTTGCCAGCACGTTTATTCATTCATGACATTGTGGTGCGCCGTGATGTGAATGGCGGTGTGAATATAGGTCAACACAGCGACTTCTTTCAGTGACCAGGGAAACCGTGGTTAAGTTTGAGGTTGAAGAGGCTGTGTATCTGACATCTAAACCTTATCCAACTGATGAATTTGAAGCGCTACAAACCAGTGTGAGTATTCAATCGATTGAGATTAAAAATGTGATGGTGGCGCTGGACAATATAGAGCCTGAAGCCATTACAAGTAGCGCCATCATTGAAAGCGCACAGCTTAAAATGTGTTGGTCAGTCAAGAAGCGTCAATAGAAGCCATTACAAGCAGCGCCATCATTCAAAGCGCACAGCTTAAAATGTGTTGGTTAATCAAGAAGCACCAATAGAAGCCATTACAAGCAACGCTGCCATTGAAAGTGCGCAACTTAAAATGTTTTGATTACCAATGATGCTCAGAGCGAGGCATTAAGTTGCAGCATCTTAATACAAGAATTTCATATAGATGATTAGAAAGGATGATATATGTCATCAATTCCTGAGTTCTCAGCCAAAGTTGAAATGTGCGGACGTTTTAAATTGGAAGTGTATAAGCAAAGCACTGGTGAGCTGGTTAAGCAAACCGACTGGTTTAACAACATTGTCTTAAACCAAGGTTTGAATTTGGCTTTTAATAAAAATATTTTTTCTGGTGTGGCGGTAGGCACAGGTAACAGCACGCCAGTGGTGACGCAAACCGATTTAGATTCCCGTTTTGCGGCCACTACAACCGCAGTAGGTAGTGATATTAAAACCATTATTGATGCTGATGTACCGTATGCGTCATTAATTAAGCAATTTCGTTTCAATGCTGGGGTTTTTAACGACCAAGTTTTAACAGAGGTTGGTATTACAACGAATGAAACAGGCGCATTGCTTTTCAATCGTGCATTGATTTTAGATGCCAATGGTCAACCGTCATCTATTCAAATCAAATCTGATGAATATCTTGATGTTAAAGTCGAATTGAGAATGTATGTGTCAAAAACACCAACAACAGGAAGCTTTAATTTAACAGATAAAAATAATCATTTGATTCGCTCTCATTCATATCAGTGTTTGCCATCTAAAATCAATACATCTATTTTTATTCACTATCAAGTGGTTTTTCAAGTGGTAACGGCTTTGGCCTACAAGCATATCCAAATTCAATGTCTACAAATATTTTACGGGTTATCCAAGCGGTAGTACGATATTTTCGACTTCTAATACCAGCGTAAGTAAAACCTATCTTTCTTATGTTAATGATAGTTATTCAGCTAGATTCCGTATTGTTGTGCCTTTGAGTCTTGGCAATGCCGCTGCAATAAAATCATTTTTACTTGAAACTTATATGATTGCATTTCAATTTCAATTAGACGAGACCATCCAAAAACGGCTGATGAAATATTTACTATTTTCTTTTCAGTGTCTTGGGGCAGATATACAGGGGTGGTTGAATGATGAATATTGCGATAGGTGTGCAGGGGCGTTTTCAATTCACCAAGCGCAACACTGTTACACATGAAGTCACTCAAGAAACCGACTGGATGGACAATATTGTCTTAAACAGCGGTTTGGATTTAATGGCGGCTGGTAGTTGGTTTGGGGGTGTTGCTTTGGGTACAGGAAACAGTACGCCAGTGGTAACGCAAACCGATTTAGATGCTCGTTTTGCGGCATCTACAACGCAGCAGGGCAGCACTGTTAATGGCGTATCAAGCGAAGTACCTTATTATGGCTTTTCACGCAAAACCTTTCGCTTTGCCGCTGGTGTCTTCAATAACACCATTTTGTCCGAAGTAGGTATTTTGTCAGGCAACACATCATCGGCAATTATCAATCGTGCATTGATTACCGATGCACAAGGCAATCCGACTTCAATCACCATGCTTGCAGATGAGTATTTGGATGTCACAGTAGAGATTCGTGTTTATCCGAACGCTACCGACCAAACAGGCAGCATCAACATTATGAATCGCGATCAAGTGTCGCAAACAGTCAATTACACGATTAGGCCAGCTAATGTCAACCAAGCCGCAAGTTACAAAATTGGCACTTCAATGCGAGCGACAGTGAGTACTTCAGGCAATATGTTGGCGGCTTATAGCGGCGCGATGGGTGCGGCTGAATACATTCCAAGCGGTACAAACCGATGGGTGTCGAGTACGACTGCCATTACCCATACCATGGCAGCGTATGTTGGCGGTTCTTTTCAAGTGGTGCACACGGTATCTTTGCCGGTGGCCCAAGGCAATAGCAGTTTGTCATCATTTTTGATTTATACGCCTTTGGGCTTGTACCAAATCGGTTTTGATGTGGCTTTGTCTAAAACCAGTACCCAAACGATGACATTCAAGTATGTTGTATCTTGGGGGCGCAAAACATGATTCCCAACAATCAGCTCTCTAGCACGCCCATTGCTGATGAATTTTTAACACCTACACGCATGTACCCACTGGTTGATTATGAGTGGGGCGGCGTGGGCATTCGTGACTTGTCGCAAGGCCGCGATGGTTATCTGTGGTCCAGTTCATATGTAGACAACAAAATCATTCTTTCCAATCAATTGGGTTCGCATGAAATTTTGACTGTGGCCAATGTGGAGCAATTGAGTTTTGCATTTGACTTGAATATGAATCCATATATTGCTTACAAATTACTCAATGGCCAATCTTATTTATATTGGTATGACAGTACGGTCAATGCAGCTGTTACCACACCGTATGGCACAGTTTTATCACCAATGCTGGCCTTGGATGATATTAGACCCAATCAAAACGCCAATGCGGATGTGATTTTTGCGTATGTTAGGGATGGAATGGTGTATGTCAGGAATCAGCGTGAGCGTTTTCAAACCGAGCATCAATTGGGTGTATTTGATGCGATTGTACAAATGGGCATGATGAGAAATTACCGGCTTGGTTTCATCAATGTCAAAGTGAAAAAATATTATTAAAAAGGAAACATTATGAGCAATATCGCTGCTGACATTGTAGTTCGTATTACCCATGCCGGTTTGCTGGCTGCATCAAGCAATCCGCCTGATCGCAATGGTTTCCAAATCCAAATTTACCAAGCTAAGGTTTATGATGGTACTGGTGTATTGCGTGGCACTTATCCAACCACAGGCTATCGTTTGAGCGATGGTACTGTTCGTGTGAGCGTGATGATAGGCGTGGCCAATGAAGCCACTTTTGATTTGTACCGTATTGATTTAATCGACAAGACCAGTAATGTTGTGTTTGCCCAAGTTCGCCGTGAAGATAACTCAGTCATCGATGAGATTTTTGGTAAGAAAAAACCATGCTCAATTATTATTTGAAATTGGGGTTGATTGACGACCAAAATATCAATATCACGGTATCGGCAGATGATGAATCAGCAATTACCATGCAATACTTAGATGAACACATTGCAGACAAGGATGCCCACAACCATCCTGATACCATTAATGAAGAAACCGAAAACACAGTTTACAACGGCTTGCATACCCATAAAATTGATGTGGCCACCACTGAGGTGAAAGGCATTGTTAAATTGGCCACATTGGCTGAATCACGGGATCGTGATAATGAATCAGTGGCCATTACACCAGCCTGTATGGTGGATGCGATTGAGGCGGCTATTGGTGGGATTGATGGCATTGTGGATGCCACAACCACACAAAAGGTGTGGTCAAATTAGCCAATACTGCAGAGGCTAAAGATGCTGACAATGAAGCTGTGGCCATGACACCCAAACAAGTGGCCGCATTGTTGGCCAATGTATTGCCCGCTGGATTTGTGATTCACCAAGGTATTTACAACATTACGAACAATCAATTGGGAGTACCACAGCCACAAACTTTTGTGGTTAAGGCTGACTGCAGCAAGATATTGATTCGGATGTCAGGTCGCTATGTTCGCAATGCCAACAATGGCGAAACTTCGCAAGGTGTGGTTAAACGGATGTTGATGCAATACAAGCTCAATACGCGAGATGGTGCCACAATAGACAATAATTACACCACCGTACAAGATGTATCCAAATTCATGGGAACAACGTCAGAACAATGGGATGAGTTTTTTTACCATGAGGCTGAAGTCAATCGAGTGTTTAAAGCCGGTGATATGATTCAGATTTATGCGGAAACCTATACGCGCCTGGTGATTCAGCTCATCAAATAAACAGTATAGGGAACGCTCTAAATCAGCCACGCTAAGTCACAGCATAATAACCTCAATTAAATTGGGGTTTTCTATGCCAAGCAAACAATCCACCATCCTTGACAGCCAAGGCTTGCCGTTCTTAAACACCACTGCTAACGACATCGAGCAATCAGCCAGCCTCAGTGCCATGGGCATTGATGCGGTGTCTATCAGTCAGGTGTTGGCTGCTTCTCAAAATCCAGCACGGCAACGCTTCGATATTTACCAATCTTATGCTTACATGATGGGGGATCCTATCATTGCTACGGCTTTGAATTTACATGTCACCCAATCACTAGGTGCGCATGAAACAACCAGTGAGGTATTTTTCATCGAAGCCAATGCCGATACCACACCTGCAGAATTGAAAATCATTGAAGAGCTGCAAGACATTCTGACCGAACAAATCAACCATTCTGCTTACCAATTGAGTTATTTGGCCACCGGTTATGGCGACGCTTATGCGCGCATCTATGGTAAAGAAGGCAAGGGCGTTCAGAAATCCACATTGATGACGTGTTGTTACCGCCTTTGGTGCAGCCGATGGTGTGTGCTGGTGTGGATGCAGGCTATGTATTGTCATTGGAAGGCAGTAAAGATGCTGCTTTGACCAATATGCAGTTGGCACGATTTAAAATGCCGCGCATGGGCTTTGTGCCACAGCAACGAATGCTTTACAACGCTTGGCAGGCCAATTTGCTCAACGATGATTGGGAAAACCACAAGCCTTTGCCCGATACCATTGGTGGCTCATTTTTACAGGACGCTGAACGCCCATTCTTTTTGCTGCAAAATGCCTTGATGGGTTTGTCGTCCAGTCGCATCTTGGATGCGGTGCGTGAAGCCTTGGTCACCATCAACATGGATGGCATGACCGAAGACCAACAAAAGAGATGTACAACAATGTATTGGGCATTTTGCAAACATCTAAAGCGCGCGTGGCCTCTGCCATCAAAAACAACCGTCCATCACTGAAAAAATCATGCACATATTGCCGGTGCACAGCGACAAACAAATGATGTCGGTGGACAACGGGGCCATGTCAGGGGCAGGCAATGCCATTGGTTACAGCACCGAAGACGTGATGTTTTACGCCAAAATGCTGGCGGCGGTATTGGGTCATGATTTGTCGATGTTGGGATTTTCAGAAATCTTATCAGGTGGTTTGGGTGAGGGTGGGTTTTACCGTGTTTCAGCCCAAAGCGCACAGCGTGCCATCATGATCAGACAAGGCTTTACCAACTTTGTGAACCACATCATCGATGTGCATTGTCAATTGAAATATGGCGGCGTGTTTAAAAAACGCCCTTATGAAATCACCTTTATTGGTGCTCAGTCGGCATTAGAGAAAGAAAAGCAAGACACGCAAGAGCGTCGCTCGGTTGCCGCTTCGACCGTTTTGCAAGCGTTCACCCAATTGAAAGACGTGGGCTTTGATGAAAAGGCTTCAAGCAACTTCATGCGCCGTCAAATGAACATGGATGAAGATGATGCACTGATGTATGCACAGGCATTGGCTAATAATTTAGATAAGGGTGAAACGGAGTAAATTAAAAAAGCTAAATAGGGATATTAATAGTTAATACTGATATCCCTGTGATGCAATTAAGGGGTAGGTTTTTGAAATCTACTACGGTATAAAGTTCTGGTATGGTGCCATTATTACGTTCATTTTTAATTAATGACTTTTTCGTTGGATGCCAACGTTCAATTAAGAGAAGTAATTCTTCAAAACAATGAGAATCTACCTTAATTGTATAAGATTGCAGCTTTTCATTATTTGGGGAAAAATGGTGTAAAGCAACCATCTCATAACCTAACTTGGTCATTCAATTTAAAATCATTTTTTCGACTTTAACCGATAATGTAATGCAAATATTACATTATGTTTTTAATCTCAAATTGAAATTCTAATCAGCATCGCGCTGCCGAAAACCAAACTTTTAATCATTGATAATCGATCACATCTTGATTTTACTGCTGGATATTTTTACAGGACGCCCATTGGATGTTTATCGGACTATCCAATTAGTTACACTGATGTGATTTTAAACTGCTTTTTTAAAAATTCTTGATTAACGATGATTGAATGATGACCACAGTGTGTGTCTTACAATTTTAATGGATTTTTTGCTAGCAAATATATTTTGATTCAAACCTCTGATTCAATGAATCAATTTTTACCAAAACAAATATTCCAATACGGTAAAACCCAAAGCAACCGGAACCACCCAAAAACGAATTTGATCTTCGTAATAACCAATGTAAGCATCCTTATGTAACCAATAAAGATACAACAAAAACAATTCAATAACCAAATTCAATAAAAAATCTTTAAAAAATTCAAACACGGTACTGATGCTCCTATTGCAATCCAAATCCAATCAGTCCTTTTTTATTCACACTCCATCACCTTCATATGGCCATTGATAATCATCAATTTAGGGTCTGTTGAACATTTGGATGGATAGGATAGAGGACGTTAAAATATTATCGCCAAACAACTTTTAATCGCCCTCTATCCATGCTTGCAACCATCATCACAGAAGAACAATGGCAGAAGCTAAAGTCCATTCTCCTAGATTTGAATGTTTATGACAAACCCAGTTTGAAAAAGACTTTTTTAGGAATCATTTATCGCCTCAAAACGGGTTGCCAATGGCGATATTTGCCCAGTTGTTATGGAAAGGCCAATACTGTATTCAAAGCATTTCGTAGGTGGTCGGCAACAGGTTTATTTTATAAATTATTCAAAAGGTTGATTCAAAGCGCTGATACGGAATGGGTTTCAATTGATGCGACTCATATTCGAGCACATCAGAGCAGTGCTGGGGCCGTAGGTGGTGGCGATCAAAGTATCGCCAAAAGTATTGGCGGCAACAGTTCAAAAATTCATTTGGCAGTTGATGCACATGGTAATCCGCTTGAGTTTCTTGTGGGCGATGGCATTACTCATGATATTAAAATAGCACCGATGTTGCTGCAGCTTTTGGACTTGAAAGATACTGAGTTTTTAAATGCAGACAAAGGTTATGACTCTGAAGAATTTAGGAATTTGGCTTATTCAAAGGTAGTACGTGCCAATATTCCACGGAAGAAAAATGCCAGAACCAGTAACTCACATATGGATTGGTTGATTTACCAGGCTCGGCATGTGGTTGAAAACACTTTTGCCAATTTAAAACATTACCGAGCATTGTCCAGTCGCTACGATAAGCTGCTAAACAGTTACATTAGCACCGTAGCACTTGCTTGTGGCTTGATTTGGTTGAAATTATGAATGTTCAACAGATCCTAAAATACATCGTACACATTATGGTGTTTAAAAGCAATAATATTACTTGACATTGCCATTATTCATAGCAGGAGTGAGACAATTTTTTTTAGTTAAAGTTCTTTTTCTAGATTCAGGGAACGCCTCAAATCCTTCACCCAAACCTAGCCCACAATATCACTTTGTGGGTTTTTCATTTTAGGCAGGGTACATCATGGCAAAAAACAAATCGGAAATCATCCGTTACAACATTACCGACCGAGGGCGCAAGCACATCGGTAAGCCGCGCAATTTCAACGTGGCTCAAGTGGTGCGTTTGATTAACGGGCCGCAAGTGCAAGAGATGGTCAATTCAGGTGACATGTATGGCTATTTGGGGCATGGGGTAAGGGCTGAATGGGGCATGCTTCCGAGTGAAACCGTATTGGCCAATGATGGCCAAGGTCAAAAATACGTGGCGATTGAGCCGGCCATCCGTACCATCCACATCACTGCCAGCCAAGATGGAACCATCGAGCACCAAGCTGAGTTTTTGGACAATGAATTGGGTCGTAAGCTTGGGAATGGTATCAAGCCAAAATCGGTGGCTTTTCAAGTGTGTTCACACCCACTCCCGAAGCCCCGACACAATTTTACGGCTTTGATTACGTGATGGTCCCTAATTTTGCCACCAATCGTGGTTATGAAATGGTGATGGACGGTGTGTTTGATTTGGATCGCCTGACTTCTAAGCAGCAAATGGAATGGCTCAAAGCACGTGACATCGAGCGGCGTGTGGTGATGGACAGTGTGCGTAATCGACTTGGCCAAGTTGTCAGTGATTTGGAAATTGCCGACGTTGTAGTGGAACAAGAGCGTTTAGAAAAACAGCAAATGGCATCTGTATTGGATGATGCTTTATGGCGTTTACAGGACGCTGAGCATCGGTTACGTCAATTTGACGTGAAGCCTGAGCCGATGTTGAAGCTGGATATTTCTGAAACCAATTGGCTGTCACAAACCAATACACAAGCGGTGTTAGACAGTTTGAATGAATATGCGGGGAAAACTCAAAAATGCCTTTAATGGTAGATAACTGGTCACCGATTGATGATTTGTTCAAGTGAGGGAACATCTCTAAAACACCCTCACAGCCGCATTGATAATGACCCATTGCAAACCACGTAATGGGTTTTTTCATGTCAACCAAATTGCAGATTCAATTACAGCACGACGATGATGGATTTTTAATCGGTAAAAAGCGCATCAAAACGCTTGAAAACACCGTCGCTGCCACGCACAAAAACAGTGAAACCATTTTAAACCACATCAAGATACAAAAATCAGGGCAACGAATGGTGGTTTCAGGACGCTTGCGGCTGGACGGTAGCAGCCAAGGTCAATCCACGCCAACAACACAGCGCAAACCGATTGTTCAAACCAACCGCCCACGCTTGGCCAACACCTCAAATAAGGCTCAACAAATCGGAAATGCCAACACGGCACATCCTTTGGCCAATCAAGGTGAGCATCAAAAGAAAAAACAATTGACCCGTGAGCAGCGTCGTTATCGCGATGCTCAAGCTCGCAGCAATCACCGTCAAGAATTGATGCTCAAAGAAATCAACAAGAACCTCAAAAACAATCGAAGCAGCTTATTGTCGTGGATGGGCAAACTTTTACCGCTACTGGGTATGCTTGCATCTAGTTTGGGGTTTTTGAGTGCAGGCGGTGGTCTTTTGCGCAATCTGCTCAAATCACCGTTGCTGATACCAGGGCGCAATCCGCAAACACCAAGAAGACCACCAACATCGCCAAATCCTAGCGTACCACCGATTGCACCACCCAATTCCAATCCAAGTCCAGCAGGTCCAAGTAGCTCAAAGTGGGAAATTTTAAAACAAGGTTTGAAGCTGATTGGCAAAGGCGGTGCACTTTCTGCTTTGTTTGCGCTGTTTGAAGGTATTAGTGTCGAGCAAAGCGACCTTGAGCGCCATGAAAAAAACAAAGAACATGCTAAAAACTTTGCAGTAGCTGGCGGTGGTGTGGCTGGCGCAATGGCAGGCGGTGCGGCAGGTGCTGCTATTGGCTCTGTTGTGCCTGTACTTGGTACGGCAGTTGGTGGTGTTGTCGGTGCAATTCTTGGAGGCTTAGGCGGCTCTACTTTGACAGAATATTTTGTTGAGCGTGTGGATAAGGCGATTGATAAAGATTTAAGCAAAAAGATGTTTGGATCATGGAAAGGCTTTATTGATGTTGCCAAATCAGGTGCTAGCCATCTTTGGCAGTCATTAATTCCTAGTAAATTTCAAACATTCTTTGACAAGCTTGGTATTGATTCGAGTTCCTTATGGTCAACAGTGAAAGGACTTGCTGATACCACATGGAAAGGCATAGGCATAGCGGGTATTGCTTTATGGAAAACCATCGTTCCTGAAAAAGTACAGGTGTTTTTTGACAAGCTGACAAGTCTGGGTAAAGAGGCATTTGATGCGTTCAAAGAGGGTTTTAACCGATTGTTTGAAGCTATTGCTAAAACGCCAGTTGGTCAAACTATTAGTGAAGGATGGAATACTGTGAGTCGCTATGCTGGCGATGCTTGGGAAAAACCAAGCAATTTGTGGGCGTAGGCGATGATAAAATATGTATAGCATGGATGCTGGTGCAGAGACCCCAAAAGACAGAATATGGGCTCAATGGATGCAGGGGTTGAAGTACCTAAATCCAATCAACAGGCACAGCCAAATGGTCGTAAATTGACTACTTGGCAGGATTTAAAACTAAAACGCGTTGATGCGAATTTCAAAGGAAAAACCGTTACCGAATCAATCGGTGGAGGTAAAACCGAACAAGGTACGATTGAATTTGCAAAACCATGCAAGATAAACTGGGTAGCCGTTTGCATTGGTTTAGTGCATTTAATGATGTTTGGCATCAAGTAAATAGTAAGAACTCTAAACATACACAAGGCTTAAAATTTGATATGACTCTCAACAATCAGTCAGGGAATAAAGCCAGTGAGGCAGAAGGACGTAATTTAGCCCCTAAGATTGTTCAAGAGATGCATGATGAGCTAAAGAAACAAGGATTTAAAGACAAAAAAGATTACATCATTCGAGATGAATATACCAAACCATCAGGCAAGGCAACCGCAGGCCATATTGATTTTGAATGGCAAAGCAAAGAAGCTGCTGCTAGGTATGCAAACATGGTTACTGGCAACAATAAACCGACAACGCAGCATGTTAATCAACAATCGGGGCAAGGCACTCCGTCCAATGCCAATGCTACTGGTCGAGTTTACAATTGACAGACCAAGACATTGAAAATTTGATTAAAGTAACAGATACCGAAGTGGTTAAATTCAAGGATCAAGCTACGTTTGAAGCACAGGCTAATGGAGTAATGGATACTTTGCTAAACAGGCTTGAATCAGGCGTATGGGGTAACTCTATGAGTGATGTGGCCAATGCTAAAAATCAATTTACCAAAATCAATGGGCCTAAAGGCTATTATGCCAACGGCAAGTGGGTAGATAATAATCCTTATGGTTCGGTACAAAATATGCCCTCATCGGCTGTTAGCGCAAGAACGAGAGCCTATGCCATGAAATACATAAAAGAGCGTGAAAATGGCCGCCCGTCTAGTGTTGGTAGTCACTTACACTATGCTAACCCAAACATGTCTGATGAAAAAAATAAAAAAGCATGGGTTAATGACATGGAAACCAGTGCAAGAAAAGAGGGCATGGTTTTTGGGGCTGGTAAAAGCATCCATGTTCATGGCACTACCAAAGATTTACAATCTCGCCGACCAGGTGCATTTAGAGTGAGTCTTGGTTCTAAGCCAAGTCAAACCAAGCCAAAACTGCATCAAGTTAAAACGCCGCCTGTGGTTCAACCAAAATCACAACAAGTTGCTGTGAATGCTAATAATGTTGCTTTAAACGCTGCTAATATACAGCCACAAGAGGTTAAGCTACCAGCATCAAGCAGAGGTGCTGGCGTGGCCTATCAGGGGAGCGTGGGAGGTCAGATTGCCCATGCGCCAATCAAGCGTCAGGTATCACATCCTGAAATTGCGAATGTAACGAGTGGTGGAACGGGAGCTTAAGTTGAAAGTATCTAAATTTATCTTTAGTTTAGCATTGTTAAGTGTAGGGCTTGGTGCCAATGCTGAGTCAGTAAAAAATCAATTGCTCGGTAAAAAATTGACTATTGATGGAGCTAGCTGTGCTGGCCTTTCATTTTCAAAAAATGGCAAAGATGCTTTTATGTATGATGAAGCTGGATTTACTTGCGAGCCAAATTTAAATCTGAGAGTACGTTGGCTTGATGATAAAACATTTATCTTGTTTGAAAAAGACAGAACTAATGATATATCGCCCCCGCGAGCATTTTTGTATCAGGTACAAAAAGCCAATAACTTGAAAGTTACTTTGTCAGAGATTTGGACTGGTTGGAATCAGTATCCTGACGAAAAGGTAATTTATGATATTGATGTTATGAAGTAGTCATACTGTAAACATTTATAAGATGCTTTTTAATGTGTATTATTACTACGTCATTATTGAAATGGAATTGATATGTTCAAAAATTAATGTTGGTATTTTTGGCTTTATTGATAAGTGGTGCGGTTAATGCAACCAATTTGATCAAAGAGAGCTATGGTAATTGGTATGGCTATGAAGAAGCAGTATCAATTTCAAAGCAAGGTTTGGATAAATATGCTCAAGCTGTAGTAGATTGTGGTGGTGTGAAACACAAAATGTCACAAAATATAGCGATTTATTCAGGTAGTGAATTGATTGCACGCATTGAGGAGGCTATAGAGTTTGGAGATGATTCTAAAAGTTTAAAAGCCGCCAAATTGATGATTCATCCAGATAAAAATACCAAGCAATTGAAATCCTTCCGCCAGAGTGCGCTGATGGTAGCGTGACGTTTGTGCAATTAAATGCCAATACTGGTTTGTATATTGAAACTGCGCCAGATGATGTTTTTATGTAATTAAGAAAAAGTAAAAATAATTGGTGATTTTTGAATTTAGGGCTTTATATGAACTACCGCATGAAAAAATACTTTGTAAGTTTATTACTACTGGTTGGATGTGTATCGTTGGCTCAGGCTCAAAACATACAGGAGGGCACGTATGTTGGTAGTAGAGGTAAAGTAGCTAATATTACTTCTTATCAGCATCAAGGGATAAATCATTATGAGTTGATTCTTAATCAATATGGGTTTCATCGTTTTTTTGCACCAGTAAAAGATAAGATGATTATTAACAAACCATATGTTTTCAAGGCAGAAGCAAGTGCGCATTATGAAGATGATGCATTGAGTGATTGTAGAATTACCGCATTATGGGATAGCGAGGGCACATTAGAATTAAAAGGTGATGATAAATGCCTCATGGAGCGTAGCTTATTAGGTGCTTTTGTATATTCTGAGAAATCTAGCCTTATTCCTAGTAAATATATAGGTAAATGGGGCAGCACCCGATTGTGTGATGGTGATAGGTCTGCATGGATTAGAGACAGCAGCTTAACCAATGATTTAGATTGGGGTAGTGCGATTGTATTAAATACAGAGGAGAACCCAGATGGTAGTTTGAGTGTTGATGGGGTTGAGGTATATGAAGATTCTATGAGTGCATCACATTTTAATTTAAAGCTAGTTGGTAATGTGCTTTATCTTAAAGGTGAACACCATGTAAGCAATTTTGATGATAAGTTAGTGAGATGTATTAATCAAAATAATGATTGAGCGAAGGTCTGTAAATAGTTACAGGCCCTTGTGTGGGTGAGGATGAGTTTTTAAATGGCATGTTAACGGCCCTCAAATTGAGGGTCATTGTTATAGTTTGCATAAGTTGAACAAAATAAGCACTAAGGTTTTTATCTTAAGTGGATAAAATCGATTGGTTGCAGCCTGAGTTTCTTGGGCAGTGCTAAAAAAGGGGTTAGATAGTGAAAAAAATATTATGTGCAGTATTGCTTGTTTTGAGTGTGTCAGCTCAAGCTGAAGATAGATGGTTTTTAGCAGAAGAAACCGAAACCGAAAAATTATATGTTGATACCGAATCAGTCACGTTTGGAAGTGTTTGGCTTAAAACTATTTTTAAGCAGGAGGTCTTGGAAGGTGTCGGTGCAATTGTGATGAATCTAAAGTTCGATTGCTCAAATAGAACAGGGGGAGCGGCTACAATATTGGCATATGATAAACAAGGTAACTATTTACCTTCTGACTCTGATACAAATGTTGATGTGTTAAATGATCCAATTACACCTGAGTCACGTGCTGAGCAGGCCTTTTTAGTAGCTTGTTCTGAATGAAATGCTATTGGAATAAAATATGGTTATAATAATTTTATAACCGATTAAATCTATATGAGCTGATGATGATGTTTAAAAAGATAGCGTTAATTTTTGGTTTAAGCTTGAGTTCAATTAGCATGAATAGTAGTGCAGATGACGCTTTACCTATCCAAACAATCCAATCGCTTTATAGTCACTCTATGGAAATGAGTAAGCATATAGAGCACTTTAGCAACAATGAGCTTCTTGTTAAGTTTGCTACACCTAGTTTAAAGAAGGTCTTTAATGCAGATAGTGCTTATGTGAGTAAATCAAAAGAATTGGGTTGCCTTGATCATGATGTTATGTGGCAAACAAATGATTCAGCAGAGGGTGCAAATTTATATCTTCAGCAGGTAGACTATAAATTTATTGTAGTTGGTATTGGTGCGACAGAGGGCTTAGAGGCTCGTTCAATCACATATGAAATGAGCTGTAATGCCAATGAGTGCAAAATTGATGATTTATGGTATGAGGATCAATCCTTCAAAGAGGGTATGACAGCTTGTTTGAAGGAGTTGAAAGCACTATGAATATTTATGCTGCCTTTACTCAGGCAGCTTTTTGTTTTATGATGCGCTCAAGGTGTCGAAACCTTCCCCATAAGCGGTCATCACTGCCGTTATTAAGTGATTTTTTTTCGTCCATAGAATTCGTGTATCTATTGTTTAGGCAGTAGTGCGTCAAAGTTATGGTCGAGAGGGCGGCTAATATAATACCCGCAAGGGAAATACGCCCAGCCTGCTTATGGGGGCTTTCGAACCTCTTGACCGCCCAATTGGGTTTCATATTTCGAAAAATACCATAAGGAGTGTTCATCATGAACGCACTGTCTTTCAATCAAGTTTCTTTGAATCCTGTTACACATGCTGACAACCAAATTTGGATTACTTCAGCCGAGCTTGCAAAAGCGCTGGGCTATAAAGCTGTGGACTCTGTAACCAAGATTTTTAACCGCAATTCAGACGAGTTTACAGAGGAAATGTCACAGACGGTCAATTTGACCGTCAGCGGTAAAATCAATGGCTTACAGCACAAATCAGTCCGAATCTTTAGTTTACGTGGTTGCTATGCAATCGCCTTTTTGCCAAAACCGAAGTTGCCAAACAATTCCGCAAATGGGTGTTGGATTTAATCGAAACCGAAGCGCAGAAGTTTACAGGACGCTCAACCACCACAGACGAACGTACAGGCCTGCGTGATGCTGTTAACGCCGTAGTCAGTAAAAAGAGCATGCTTTATCCTGACGCCTACAAATTGGTACACCAGCGTTTCAACGTCCAACACATCGACGAATTGACCTTGGAACAAGTTGGCGAGGCTACTGAATACTTGCATCGGTTGTTGCTCAATGACAACGGCGAGCGTCCTGTCAATTTGGAGCCATTGATCATGTGTGCGTTGACCTGCGATTCCGCTTGGGAAACAGTGAAACCAATTTTGTACAAGGTAAATCCAGACATGACTTCGTCCATGAATGGTTTTTTTGCCTCCTTGCGTGTTACCGCTAGAACAACTGCCAGAAGTATCGGCTTTACTGCTTCAGAGGTGCATCAGCCTTGGTTGAAATATGGAATGAAAAACTATATCGTGACCATTCCAATGACACAAACGGGTGAGTATTTAGTACGACTGAACCGTGGCGTGCCTGAGTTGGCACAGGTGGCGTTTAAGCCTGCTTGATGGGTTGAGTGTTGAGAAATGTTGTAAATTGGCGTCCTGTAGGGTTATAGGACGTTTTTTTATCTAATTGAATTAATGTAAATGGCTGTTTAATTTAAATAATTTTTAATACGTTTAATAATATGCCGTATTTTTTCTACGGATAGGAACGCTTATGGTATTATTTTCTCAATTATACAGATACTTAAATGGGAATTCCAAATGTTAAAAAGATTCGAAGTTAAGAATTTTAAGTCATTTAAAGATAATTTAATTTTTGATTTGAGTAAAACTAAAAATTATGCTTTTAATGAAAGTTGTATTAAAAATGGAATTTGTAATAATGCAATAATTTATGGGATGAATGGCTCAGGGAAGTCAAATTTAGGTTTAGCTATGTTTGATATTATTCGTCATGCTAGTGATTCATTTTCACCGCATGATTTATATGCAAATAACTATGTATACGCGGGGTCAAAATTAAATGATAGGGTAGTTGAGTTCAAATACGTTTTCGAATTTGAAAAAGTTGAGGTAGTGTACTCTTATTCAAAAATTAGTGCCGATCATTTGGTATCTGAAAATTTAACTATTGGTGGTGATTTATTTGTAGATATTGATAGAAGTAGAACAATTAATAAAAATAAACGAACTAAAGCTATTATTAATTTTAAAGGAACAGAGTCTCTTAATAAAGAAATTGAAAACGATAATTTGTCTATATTAATGTATTTGAAATCAAATGCCAATCTTGATAAAAGAACAAAAGTTAATAAAATATTTTATCAAATGATAAATTTTATAGATGGGATGCTTTATTTTAGATCTATTAGTGATAATAGATTTATTGGAACACATGTTTCAAACCAAAAGAGTATTGTTTTAGATATTATTGAGCGAGAGAAAATTGAAGATTTTGAATCTTTTTAAATAGAGTTGGTATTGAATGTAAGCTTATTAAACATTTAAACGATATCTGTTTTGATATAGAAGGTGTCCCAGTACCTTTCTTTGACATAGCTTCTAGTGGTACAAAAGCATTAGCTTTGTTCTATTTTTGGATTAGCAGAATTAGTGAAGAAAAAATAAATTTTTTGTTTATAGATGAATTTGATGCTTTTTATCATTATGAATTATCAAAAGAAATCGTTGAAATGCTTAAAAAACAAAATATTCAAATTCTGTTAACTACTCATAATACCTCTATAATGACAAATGATTTAATGAGACCTGATTGTTATTTTGTAATTCATAATCAGCAAATTAACTCATTACCATATTTGACAGAAAAAGAATTAAGATTTGCTCATAATCTTGAAAAACTTTACAGAGCTAATGCGTTTGATTCTAATGATAATGATTCAGAGTAATAATAATGGCCAACCAAAAATTTCTGATTGTTGTAGAGGGTGAGAAAGCTGAAGTTCAAATTATTCAATCATTGAAAAATTCTGGATTATTCCCTGTTAATAATGAAGTTATTGCATATTGTGGTGATATCTATCAATTGTACAATTTATATAAAAGATTGTCTGAAGATGATGGTCTAGATATTATTGGTCTTTTAATTGCTCAAAAATTAATCAGCTCTACATCTAAACGGGATGATTTTGCCGAGATTTACTTGTTTTTTGATTATGATATTCAAGCTTTAACCTACAAGGATGATCAAGGTAATAAAACTATTAATGTCGATTTAGGCAATGAGCAAATTAATAGAATGCTAGAGTATTTTGATGATGAAACAGGGAATGGTAAATTATTTATCAGCTATCCAATGGTTGAGTCTGTGAAAAAATGTCTATGTTATCCAGATTTAGATACATTTATTGAATGTAGAGTTGAAAAAATCTATGATTATTTATCTATTTTTAAACAGCACTATAGGCAGCATGCCTTTGATGTAAACTGTGGATTTTCAAGAATAGATTTGCCTCAATGGATAGAAATAATTGATTTTTCATGCAAAAAATCAAATGCCCTTACCACTGGCAATAAAAATTTTCCAGTAGATATAGTAACTCAATATGATATTTTTTTAGTTCAAAAGGGTCGATATATTTATCTGTTATCTGCTTTTCCCCTTATGTTACTCCATTATTATGGCTCAGAAAAATTGCAACAGAACTTGTTGGAAGCTAGAGATAAGTTGGCAAATCCCAATACCGCACCAATATGAGACTGAAACTCAGGGAACGCTCCGAAACCCCCACCCAAACCCAGCCCACAATATCGCTTGTGGGTTTTTCTTTGCCCACTGTTTGACCATTCGCCGATGCGCATCGGTAGCAGGCAAGCCAAAACCACCCATAATGGCTTGTCTGCGTGAATGGCCAAGCATTTCAAATCTTATGGGTGTAGGTGGGCAAATGAATACCATTACTTTTAATCAAGTGGCTTTGAATCCTGTAACGCAGCCTGACAATCAAATTTGGGTGACTTCTGCTCAGTTGGCCAATGCGTTGGGTTATGCACGCCCAGATTCAGTAAATAAAATCTTTGAGCACAATTCGGATGAGTTTACTGACCAAATGAGTGTAATGACCCACTAAATTTCTGCTCAGGTATTATTCCATCTAGGAGATACTAAAATGAGTAGCCAAATGAGTGATGAAAACAAACGTTGGAGTGCCAAACGCAAGAGTGCATTGGTATTGGAAATCATCCAAGGTAAGACCACGGTAGCCGAAGCTTCTCGGCAATTTGATTTAACGCCATCTGAATTGGAAAGCTGGGTTGATCAAGCTAAAGAAGGTATGGAAAACGCTTTGCGAGCCAAACCTCGTGATGTGCGTCAGCAATACGAAAAGCAAATTCACCAATTACAGGCCGCTTATGGTGAAGCGATGTTGGAGCTGCGTGCGCGAAAAAAGTTGGAGGAATGGTTGGAGCGGGACGAGAACTGATTTGGCGTTTGCATGAACAGTTTGCATCTGATGGTGTTCACGTCAGCATCAGCCGCTTGTGTGCTTGGTTTGGTGTGGCTCGTCGTTCAGTGTATTACCGACCACATCGCAAACAGCCAGTGGTAAAAGAATGCTATTCAGAACCGATTAAACAATTGATTGAAGAACAACCATCATTTGGTTACAGGACGGTTGCTGCTTTGCTGAGTATGAATAAAAACACTGTCCAACGTGTGTTTCAGCTCAAAGGTTGGCAAGTACGTAAACGCTCAGTCGGTCGCAGACCTCGGATTCAAGCGGTGCCATCCAAAGCACAGGAGCCAAATCAACGTTGGTCTACAGATTTGTGTCGGGTTTGGGGTGGTAAAGATGGTTGGCTCAGTCTGGCTTTGGTAATGGATTGCCATACCCGTGAATTATTGGGCTGGCAACTTTCCAAAACTGGTAAAGCCAGTACGGCTGTGAGTGCATTGGAACACGCTTTGATCAGCCGCTTTCGCTGTTTGGGCAAGGTGCCTGAACGTTTCTTATTGCGTTCAGACAATGGTTTGGTGTTTACCAGTCGCAAATATACTGCGTTGGTGAGCAGTTATGGTTTGCAGCAAGAATTCATCACACCGCATTGCCCACAGCAAAACGGCATGGTGGAAAGATTGATTCGCACCATTAAAGAGCAATGCGTTCATCGCTACCGCTTTGAGAGTTTGCAACATGCCAATCGTGTATTGAGCGATTGGATACAGTTTTACAATGAACGAAGACCTCATCAGGCATTGGGTATGAAAACTCCTACTGAAGTCTATCGATTAAGCTTGTGACTTGTGCAGAAAGTGCTAGGTCATTACATGAGCCGCTACGTCAATTTGACGTATCGGAATAAAAACAATGAGTTGGATAATAATAATTTCCGTATTTTCAGCTTGCGTGGCTGTTATTCAATCGCATTTTTCGCCAAAACCGAAGTGGCCAAACAATTCCGCAAATGGGTGTTGGATTTGATTGAGCAACAAATGAAAAACAGCCAATACCATCAAGTCAGCGTCATGCAGCAATATTACACCATGCAGATGTTAGCCAATTTGAATTTGCCTGATGCTGATGAGGTACCACCTTATGTCCACTAACAATACAGGTCGCCAAGATGTGGTCAAAGAAGCGTTTGTTCGCTATATCATGGCTGGCGTGGATGAAATGTTACCTATCACACCTGCACTGCAAAAATTCATCACAAAGCCACGTTCAAGCCGCTTACGGGTGTGCCCAAGTCGGATGGTGGATGATGTACAAGACATGCTCAATACTTACCGTCGCAGCAGTGATGCCAATGGCAAAGCCATCGATTCACCATTGCCAGTGATGTTCATTGCTTTTGCTAAAGAAACCTCGCCGATTCCAACAGATCGAGGACGCAGCGTGGCAGATGTACAAAATGTGAACCTCAACAATACCAGCGGCTTTTACCAGGTGCGTATGCAGCATAAGTCTTGGCGGTGCCAATTGGTGTTTGTGGCGCACGAACATGAAACAGCTACCGGCATGACCGATCAGATGCGTTTGTACATGCAGCGCTTCAAAAACCACCGCTGGCAAATCCCTTGGCACCATGATGGTGAAGAATTTGAAACCACAGGCACGTTTGAAGATGGTTTTGAGCCTATGGAATCGGTCATTGATGTGGACGGTGGCCGTAAAAACATCACCATTTTTGCATGGGATTTAACTTTGAACTATGTGTTGCCGTTTGTGGGTGATGCAGTTACTGCCATTCAGACTGGTGATGTCAATATTCAGGTGAACCCATGATTGTTCGAATGGCCAATGGCCAAACCATAGATGGTGATTTGATTGTCGATGCCACGCTGCGTGACAGTTTAACGCCTGTACCAGTCACGTTTGAAGCCACCATCCGTTTGAAAGAATCATTTGCCAATCAGCTTTTAGAAGGTATGGAAATCAAAGTAGGGCGTGACCAAACACCGATGGTGATTAAATACGTACGCGATTCTATCAGCAGCGTCTACCAAGGCGGCATGGTGCAAATCCGTTATTTCATTGCCTTACACAAGAATACCGAAGGCATCAGCCACCGCGCCGTCAAAGGCATCTTTTTGGAAAACACCACCTTGTCCGAAATCTACAAAGCTTGTGGTGGCAAGTCCGAGATAGGCAAAGACTTTGCGGTACCCAAGTTTTACTGCTTCAAAGGCGAAACCCCAAGCTATTTGATTGCCCGTGTGTGCCAAGAGCACGGTGGTGTGGTGCGTTGGATGCCAGATGGTGATCGCTTGGAGTTTACCCGCATCAATGACTTGTTTGGCCAAGAGCCGATTATGAAGCTGCAAACCTTAGCCGACTACACCCAAAAGTCAGGCTTTTTAGAGCGCCATGAATTGCCCGCTTACATCAGTTGCGCACCCGATGGCAGTATTGTGAAGGGCAATTTTGACAAAGACCGCAATGTTGAATTCATGCCGCATAAAACCGAAGCCCAATTGAACAGCATGACCGATGTATTGCTCAATGCCAAAGAGATTCCCAGCCAATTTGCACCTGATGTACACAGTGGTCAATTAATTGATGGCGGGCAAATCAAATTCGCGATTATTACCGCTGCCCATTCATTCAGACAAGGTGCAGGCAATGGTGGCGAAGAAAGCCAATCCGTATTTTGGACAGGAGTGAAACAATAATGGCCCTTTATCCTGCGGTAGTTGAATCCTACGATGGCCAACGCCGTCGTGCACGCATTGCCATCCCTGGTATGACCGATGGTTCCAATGTTTATCCAGAAGCTGAACTGATGTATCCGTTAGGTGACAGCCACAACGACACCGAAATTGAAATTGAAGCCGGTGATAAGGTTTGGATTGATTTTTCGGTTGAGGGGGATTGGCGCTATCCCATAATCATGGGTTATCGACAGCCTGAAACCGGTAATTTGGTGGGTATCCGTCGTTGGCGCCAAAAGCGCATTGAATTGATTGCGGATCATGTGCTCATTGACTGCAAAACCATGGAAGTGACCGGTGATGTGACCATCAAAGGCCTTTTAAGCGTCCTGAAAACACTGACAGTGGCTTTGTTAACCCAATTGTTGAGTGGTCTGGCTGTGACAGGCACGATGACCAACAATGATAAAGATGTCGGCTCTACCCACAAACACAATGAAAACGGGGATGGTGGTGGTACAACAGATGAGCCATTTTAAATAATTGAGGCAGATAGGGAACGGTCCGAAAAGGCCGTTTTTTTCATTCTTACAATGGAATCACTTTTAATTCAAAGGTGAGACCGATGCAACAGATTACTTTAACAGCTCAAGAGGCTGAGCGCGCCAAAGATTTGAACGTGGCATGGATGCAAAAATGGCTGAACGTACATGGCGCTTATCCTGCTCTGGCTGTTGATGGCGATGGTGGCAGTTTGACGCGTGCGGCGATTATTCAAGTGTTCACCAACAAACATGCCATGCCCATTCTTGAATACCAACTTCAAACCATTGCCGAACAATTGGGCGACACCAACACCCAACGCATCAAAGCGGTGGCGACTGTTGAAAGTGGCACTTATGGTGGTTGGTTTGCGTCAGGCTTGCCCGTTATTTTGTATGAGCGTCACAAGTTTTGGGAATGGGTGCAAGATAAAAGCAAACGAGTGTTATCGTGGTTTTCCAATCCAAAAGCAGGTGACTACACTATGGATGCGAATAACAACGGCATCAATGATTCTTGGGAAAAACTCTCTTATGCGGCCTGCAAAGACCCACTGGCAGCTTTTCAAGCCATTAGCATTGGTAAATTTCAAGTTTTAGGACGCTGGTACCGTGAATGTGGCTATAACCATCCGATTGAAATGTTGTGGGCAGCCCGTAACAGTGAGTTGGCTCACTATGAAATGTTGCGTGATTACATTCTAAAGGTGGCCAATTTGAAAGGGGCATTTTTACGTATCAGCAGCCATCCTGAAGACTGTCGTGCGTTTGCCAAAGGTTATAACGGTCCCGCATATGAAAAATATGCTTACCATACCAAGATTGCAAAGGAAATGCGATGAGTGCAGAAACCACGATTGCAGGATACCTTGCCGCTTGGTTGGGTGCTGGCTTCATGACTCTTATCGGATCTTTGCCAGCTGAATGTTTTTTTGCAGGTTGTTTTTTGGGGTTTTGTTTGGTCGGTGTACACAGCCGTGTGACCCGTTGGAACAGCGTCGCCACCATTGTGATCACATCTTTTGTGGCAGGCAGCTTGCCACCATTCTTTGGCATGTGGTTAGGCTTACCACGTGAAGGCTATTTGTTTGTGGCAGTATTTTCAGCCATTGCTTGGCCATTCATTTCATTGCGTTTGCATGAAGCATTTTTTGCTACATGTAATAAATTGATTTTGGCCATGCCTGACATATTGCCAGATGTGATTAAAAAGTTGCTGAGTAAGAAATGGGGAGGTGGCTAAGATGGTGATTTTACAATTGGCCATCTTGGCTGTGATGTTTGTTTTTTCGGCTTGCGTGGTTGCCAAAGAACGGTTTTGTTTAAATTGCCAACATGACGTGGTGCGTTTGCTGTTTCATGCGTCGTTTGGCACTTATGCCATGGCACGAATCTATTGCTTACTCAAATACAATCCAGAAGTTATGTGGTGGTTGATAAGAATAGAGATTGTATTGGTTATTGTGATTTGCTTACGCTTTTTAAGAAATTTAAAAATAAGTGAAAGCAAATCTTTGAGCAACTAGATAATGGTCATGATAATTTGTATAACAAAAAATTAATGGCAAGCTGAACATTAATGAAGCTTAAAAACATCACTCAAAAGAGCCCACTAAAGTGGGTTCTTTTGTATTTGAGAGTGTGCTAACCTTTGTTTGGTAAAGCATCTTGCTTTCGGTAAGCATCAATCATGTTGGCCCAATCTTGCATTAAAATCCTGCGCTCGGCCTCGTATTCGGCTTTGTTGTACACGCCTCTGATGGATCCATCCGTATGCGCCAAACACTTCTCAATGTGGTCTGTGTTATAGCCTTTCTCGTGCAGTATTGTTGAGGCTGTGCGTCTAAAGTCATGGATGACAAAGCTTTCAAATTTATACTTGGCCATCACTCGCTCAATGATTCTTGATGCCGCTCGGTTGACGCTTGATACATTCATTGGCTTGCGCTTATTGCCACGAGCGGCAAATAAAAATTCACTGCCGTGGCTGTGTATTTTGAGTGCGCCAATCAGCTCACAGGCTTGGTCGGACAAATAAACATTGTGCTCACGCCGCGCTTTCATGCGTTCTGCAGGTATGATCCATACTTTTGATTCAAGATCGATTTCATCCCATTTGGCATTGACTACTTCTGACTTGCGCAACATGGTCAATAGTAGCAGCTTGATAGCAATGATTACTGTTGGATAGGTTTCACATTCATCAATTTCAGATAGAAACAAACCAATGTCTTTGGGCGTTAAAGAGCGACTACGTGGTTTACCTCGGTAATAACCTTTGTTTTCTATCGTTGACGCTGGGTTGTGTATGTCCAATCCTTTTAAGATTGCATACTTATAAATGGCATTGAATATGTCACGCACACGCGTGGCGGTGGTTGGCGCACCTCGTTCAAGTATGGTTTCACAAAGCGTCCTGATATGTATCGCTTTAATCTCAGTCAAAAGCTTGCGCTCAAACTGTGGCTTGATTTCTGAAACATAGGTACCGGCTTTTACTTTACGAGTTGATTCTGCCAGTTCAGTATGGTTGAAATACTTTAGCCACCATTCGTCAATGGTGTTCCCTTGCTGATTTTGTTTTGTGTCTTTTTTGGCTTGTTGTGGGCTGATGCCTTGGTTGAGCAGCTTTTTGGCTTCAAGCAATATTTCTCTCGCCTCTGCCAAGCTAATAATGCCGTACTTGCCTATGGTTAAGGTTTCACGTCTGCCATTGAAACGGTAATCGTAGCGAAAGACTTTCGAGCCAGTCGGGTTGATCATGACATATAGACCATCTCTGTCTGACTCTTTGTAAGTTTTTTCTTTGGGTTTTAATGCTTTGATTTTTGTATCGCTGAGCAT